CTTGAATTCTGCACCCACCATTCCCAGACGAATCAGGAAACACCGCATGGTATACTTGGGATTGTCGGAGGTGTCCGGCTTGCGGTTGATGCGGCTCTGGTTCTTGGCAAATTCGCAGAGCATGGAAATGAAGGTGCAGTAGGCATCTGCATCGCCGTCCTGTTCGACCGTGAACCATGGAAATTCCACCTTTTCATCAGACGGAATGATGTCCAAACAGTCGGTTTGAAAAGCTGCCTGAAAAAGGGCAACCTTGTTTTCGCAGATTTGCCGGAGATTACCGAGCGTATGCTCCGTGAAGAAATCGGCTGGCATCTGCACCGTCAAGCCCTTGGATTCTGGTTCTGTGGTGTCCGGAACAGCATAGCCCCGACTTGCCAGTTCGGCAAGAAGCCGTTCTGTTTCCTTATGGTCGGCTTGGTCACTGATTTCCAGATCACCGGACTTGGTAACGGTATAGCATTCCCCGATTTTATAGGCACAGGTGGGCATATACTGATATTCTGCCGTTGTTCCAATGATCGTGGCTATCGCCCATGCCAGTTTCTTTCGATTTTCTCCTGCAAGATGAAATTCAATTATCATATGTTTTCCTCCCGATTTTCGGTGATTTACCTTTCGGCAGTACATATGTTAACTCTTTTCCCCACAGATAGCAACTGTGAGATGTGTAGAATTATTCCCTTTCATTTTGTGCATAGTAAGCAATTCCGGCAAACACAAACCAAGCATTGCAAGCTGCGATACCATTTCCCCACATTTTATAAGCTGCACTGTCGGAATATGGGTTTTTCAGCCATTTTTCAATCTGCTTGTGAGATTTCGGCTTGCAGATCTTACCGACAGCTTTGTTGTATGTTTCAAAAACATTCTGCCACCAAGTAATCTGTTCTTCGGTCGGATTTTTAATACCGATATCATCACACCACCAAGTCGGCATACCTTGCAGTAACGCACACTCTTGCGGTGTCAGTCGTCTTACGATGTATTCAATTTCAGGAGTGCTGTCGTTGACAACCGGAGGGTCTTTGTAGTCCGATGCCACAAGTGTATTTGCTTTTTCCTTTTCAGCAACAGTATGGCGAGAATTTTTACTTGTAGAGTATTTCGGATGAGCGATTCCGCCAGCCCCCGACGCAACAAGTGTCGGAGATTTTTCTTCTCCCACCTGAAAACTGAATCGTGCATTGTAACTCTGATTCATGGCAGGTCTGCCAATGCTGTAAGAAACTGCATGGTTTTCCGTGCAATTCAGCGTGTACATGGTTTCCGATTTCTTGTACCCGTCACCATGATGTGAAGGACGTGAGCCGTTTCCTTCTACAACAACCATGCCTCCTTGATTTTTACACGGTGACTGATTGCTGGTATCAATGGTTCTGGAAGTTTCAGCTTCATAAAATCCGCTGTTCGGATTATTACTCAGCATGGAATTGCTGTATTTTCCGCAAATACCATATGCCTTGGGAACGAAAAGTGTCTGGTCGTTATTGCAGGAAAGAGTAGCGGATTTATTTTCCTGAATCAAAGCACCACGTCCACCATTTCCGTGACCACATCGTATTTTCAGCGTTGCAGGAACAACTGATGATTCCACCACAAACGGCTGATTATTTCCGCCCGTTCCATATGTAGCAGAAACTGTTTCCGCTACTTCAACAGGACCCTTAAATCGTGTATCTTGCCCGTGATTTGAAAAAACTAACCCTGTGCTTGTTTCTTCAGAGCAAGTTCCAAAACCTCCGGCAGTTTCTTTCCACGAACAGAAGCTCTCCGCAGAATACCCAGACACGCCTTCTGACTCAAATAATATTTTTGAGGCACATCCGCCTGCAAAATCTGCGACAAGGTAGATACGCATTCTTCTCTGGGGTACACCCCAGTACTGAGCATCGAATGTACGCCAAGCGAGAGAGAAATCATCTCCCATGATATTTCCTGCTTTTGTCCACTTTTCAGGTTTAGGGACAGAAACGTTGGTGTTTTTGATTTTGCAGAGTTCTTCGAGGACGCATCGGAAGTCTTCTCCGCCATTTGAGGAGAAAGCACCTGTGACGTTTTCCCACACTGCGAATCTTGGGTATTTTCCATTGGTTGCACCTCTCATTTCTTTGATGATTCTGATTGCCTGAAAGAAAAGTCCTGAACGCTCTGCATTCAAGCCCTGACGTTTTCCTGCAACCGAAAGGTCGGTACAGGGTGAGCCAAAAGTGATAATATCTACAGGCTCTATTTTTGCACCGTTGATGCTGTTGATGTCACCAAGGTGCTTTACAAACGGCAGTCGCTTTTCGGTTACAGCGATAGGAAAAGGTTCAATTTCTGATTTCCAGACAGGCATAATACCTGCAAGCATAGCCATCATTGGAAATGTTCCTGAACCATCGAAAAGACTGCCAAGGGTGAGAGGTTTATTCATCAGGCTTTTCCACCTCTTTCACCAGTTCAGAATATGCGATCTGCTCCCCGTCACGAATAACATACACACCATCGGCATTTCCCGTATCTTCCACATACCGGCGAAGAATCACCGAGGCATATTTTTCATCCAGTTCCATGGTGTAGCAAATGCGGTTCATCTGCTCACACGCCATAAGGGTAGAGCCGCTGCCGCCAAAGGTATCCATTACCACGCCATTTTCCTGTGTAGAATTGCCGATGGGATAGCCAAGCAAGTCCAGCGGCTTGGAGGTGGGGTGGTTGGCATTGCGTTTCGGCTTGTCAAAATGCCAGATGGTTGTCTGCTTGCGGTCGGAATACCAGTGATGCTTACCATTTTGCATAAAGCCGTACAACACAGGTTCGTGCTGCCACTGATAATCAGAGCGACCCAAAACAAGACTATCCTTTACCCAGATGCAGCAGCCTGCAAGATGAAATCCGGCATCAATGAAAGCTTTTCTGAAATTCAGCCCTTCCGTATCTGCATGGAACACATAGGCAGAACCGCCTTTTTCCAGATGTTCTGCCATTCGCTGAAAGGAGGACAGCAGGAATGTATAAAATTCTTCGTTCTTCATGCTGTCATTCTGTATGGTCAGACCGCTGGCACTCTTGAACGAAACGCCATATGGGGGATCGGTCAGAATGAGGTTTGCCTTGGTGTCGCCCATGAGAGCAGATACATCCTCCGCAGATGTGGCATCGCCACACATCAGCTTGTGTCTGCCAACTGTCCATACATCGCCACGCTGTACAAATGCAGCCTTTTCTAAGGCGGTGGACAGGTCGAAGTCATCCTCTTTTGCCTCGCCATCTGCATCCGCACCCAGCAGATCTGTCAGTTCCTTTTCATCAAATCCGGTCATGGAAAGGTCGAATCCGAGCTCCTGCAACTCCTGCATTTCAACGGACAGCAGTTCTTCGTCCCAGCCGGCATCCAATGCCATCCGGTTGTCAGCAAGAATGTACGCTTTCTTCTGTGCTTCCGTCAGATGGTCGGCATACACACAGGGTACTTCTGCAATACCTTCTTCCTTTGCCGCCATAATGCGTCCATGTCCAGCCAGCACATTGTATTCCCGGTCGATAATCACCGGATTCACAAAACCAAACTCACGCAGAGAAGAACGAAGCTTCAGGATCTGTTCCTTGTTGTGGGTTCTGGCGTTATTGGCATAGGGTACTAACTTGTTGATATCAACAAGCTGAAATTCTGTAGTTGTGGTCATGCTCCATTCCTCCGCTTCAAAACTTTCTGTAAGCCTTTTCTGGCATCTAGCACTTTTCCGCTGACCGCCTGTCCTTTGATTGTGCGGTATTGCTGTTTGGTCATCTTCTGGCGATTGGCTTTCAAATCTCGCCAGAACTGGGTATCTGTTTTCATGCTGCCTCACTTTCTGCTGCTCAGAAGCTGTTCCATCAAATCATCCTGTGGTGTACCGTCAAATTTGGTCGTGCAGTTCTGTTTCACAATATCGAAAATCTCATACCAGAGCAAATTTGCCTGTTTCTGAAATGTCTGGCTCATCTGCACAAACGGAGAGGCAATAACGCCGCCGGTAGTCGGGTGTTTTCCCAGCAGTCCATAGGTACTAAGGGCTTCTTCACACTGTACAAATCGAGCAAATGCCTGCGAGTAGCTTTCCAGCAGCCGTTTGTTGACGTGCTTTTCACAGCCACGCTGTTTCAGCCAGAGCCACGTTTCTTTGTATACAATGTCTGCTCCCAGCGGTTTTCCGTTCTTCTGCTGGGCAGACAAGTATGCACTGGGGCTTGGCATATCCGCACCGGTCAAATCAGCGGCATCGTCCAGATCAGCTGCGTCCAATTCCGGAGCATGAAACTCCATAATATCTGCATCCTTGCCCTCTGCGATTTTGTCGGAGAGGGCTTTCGGCTTATCGCCTGCACGAACTCGTCTGCCGCCTCTTCTTGTACCGTCCTTTGCCATCTGATTTCACCTGCCTTTTGAGAGAAAAATAGCCGAAACTTCGTAGGTTTCGGCTTGTTTGCATATTTCCTGGGTTAATCCACCGTTTGAACCTTGATTTTTGTGTGTGAGAGGGGACGCCGGTCTGTAAAAAATTCACAATTAGCGATTTTTATCCCCCCACCGGAAGCATTTCAGACACAATCAATACCGATAGACGGGATTTCGGTCTTCCGTCCATGTCTTGCGGTCGTGGCAGGACTTGCATAACGCCTGCCAGTTGCTTTCATCCCACATCAGATGCGGATCACCACGGTGAGGAATGATATGGTCGACCACGGTCGCTGCCGTGAACCGTCCCTGTGCTTTGCAACGCACACACAAAGGATGCCGGTGGAGGTACGCCTTGCTGAGCCTTTGCCACCTGCTGCCGTAGCCACGCTTGGCGGCAGACGGTCGGTCTGGGTGCAGGGGCTGATGCTCTGCACAGTACAAGCCGTCTGTCAGATTGGGACAGCCGGGATGCTTGCATGGTTTCAGTGCCTTCCTTGGCATAAGGTTCACCTCCGGATACAACGAAAGCCCATGCGGAATACCACAGGGCTTTCGGTCAGTTTTCTATGATATTATTATATCACACCTTTTTGCAAAAGTCATCCTCGATTTTACTCATGCCTTACCATAGAGAAGTAACGTCAAGTGTTGTACGGCACGATTCTTTTTGTTGTATGCAGAAGAACGCTCAATACCGAAGTGCTCGCAAATGGTATAAATGTTTTGATCTTCCCGCCAATAGAACTGTTCCAGCACGTACCGTTCATCCTCCGACAGGCTGTCCCATGCAGGCTGAAACCATCCCATGTATTCCTTTGCCTGACGATACCGTTCCCGCAGCACATCAATTTCGTCAATGGCAGTGATGATTCTCATTTCGCCGGACTGTGGGTTCGGACTGCCGCCCGGCATATCTGTAAATGCCGGACTGCCAAGGGTTGTGGTGTCTTCATGCACCTGTGCGATTTCTTCGTCTGTATGTGCAATGATGTATGCCATGCTGCTGTAATCCTTTAGTGCGTTTACAGCGGCACTCCGTTTGTCTAAGTACTGCCAAATGATGTTCATTTGCTACCTCCGATTTCTGCTTTGACAGCTTGCATCAAAGCGGTCTGCGTCTCGTCTTTTGCTTGTAGAGCTTTCAAGATATGTTCGTCGATTGTCCCTTTGGTGATGATATGCTGTATCACCACAGTTTCGGACTGTTGCCCCTGTCGCCACAGTCTGGCATTGGTCTGCTGGTAAAGTTCCAGACTCCAAGTCAAACCAAACCACACTAAGAAGTTCCCTCCTGCCTGTAAGTTCAAACCGTGTCCGGCAGATGCAGGGTGTATCAATGCTACCTGCAACTTTCCGCTGTTCCAGTTCTTGATGCTTTCTGCCGATTTGATTTCCTGATAGACAACTCCGAGTTTTCTCAGCCTTTCAGTGATTCTTGTTCTGTCGTGCTTGAACCAGTAAGCCACCAGAACTGGTTTGCCGTTTGCAGATTCAATCATATCCTCCAACGCATCAAGTTTTCTGCTGTGTATCGGAATCATGTTGTTTTCGTCATCGTAAATCGCACCGTTAGACATCTGACACAGCTTGTTGCTTAAAGCTGCGGCATTTGTTGCCGTTATCTCACCTTCTGGCAAATCCAGCACCAAGTCTTGCTTTAATTGCTTGTACCGTTCAGCTTCTTGCTTGGATAGCTGCACACGTGATTCTGTCATCAATAGTTCCGGCATCTGCAAATAATCAATCGCTTTCATGGAAATGGTGATGTCTGAAATTTTATCATAGATTTGTTTCTCTGCCTGCGGCAATGGCTTGTAAGAATAAACTACCATCCCATTTCGTTTATCCGGCTGAAAATAGGCTGTTCGATATTGTCCAATAAATCTTCCAAGCCGCTGTCCCATATCCAGCAAACGAAACTCTGCCCATAAATCCATCAAACCATTACTGGACGGTGTCCCTGTTAAGCCAACAATGCGTTTCACCTTTGGTCGAACTTTCATCAGTGCCTTGAATCGTTTTGTCTGATGGTTCTTAAAACCGGATAACTCATCAATCACCAACATATCGAAATCAAACGGAATACCGCTTTCCTCTACCAGCCAACGGATATTCTCACGATTCAAAATGCAAATATCCGTCCTTGCATGCAGGGCTTGTCTGCGTTCTGCGGATGTCCCAACTGCTACACTGTATTTCAGATGCTTCAAATGTTCCCACTTTTCAATTTCTGCTGACCAAGTATCCCGTGCCACACGAAGGGGTGCAATCACTAAAACACGGCGGATTTCAAAGCGGTCAAACAACAACTCGTTGATTGCTGTCAATGTTGTGACAGTCTTCCCTAAACCCATATCCAGAAGAAGTGCTGCCACAGGATGCTCCGTCAAAAACTGAATCGCATATTGCTGATAGTCGTGCGGAATAAACTTCACGGTGTTTCACCTCCGACTTCATCCAAAATGGGGCGGATTTGTTCCAGACTATCCAGACAATACACGGAAAAACCCACTCTCTCAAGCTGTTGTTTTCTCCTGATTTGCAATGCCCGCATCTTGCCACCCGGAGCCTTTACTTCTACAAAAGCAATTTTTCCACCCGGCATCAATACGATTCGATCCGGCACTCCATCCGTTCCCGGACTTGTAAACTTCCAACAAAGACCTCCTCTGGACTGCACCTCTTGTACCAACCGGCTTTCAATCATTTTTTCACGCATTTTAGCCACCTTTTCAAGTTTTTTCTTTTTTGGGGTGCTGGTCGATTAAGGTCAATATATAAAACCCCTTTTAGGCTGAAAATTTGGTAAAAATTACCTATAAGAAGAGTTTACGAAATGACCTCCTCCGACCTGCACCCCTGCCCATCATTCTAAAAATTCTGACTTGATTTTTAAGCCGTAAACGATGATGCCTTTCTTGGTTCTCTTTCGTTCAAAGCCTGCATTTTCCAGCCCCGTGTAAAAGTCCGTTGTACTCCTTGTGTACTCTCCATTTCTGGCACAGTAAGCACGATATTCCTGATACAGTTCGCCTGACTTTTGCTGATAGGTCTTATCTACCTCGCAGCAGTCTTCCAGAAATGCTGACATCCAGTCATTGCTTTCCCGGTAAGCGTGAATCGCATTTTTGACGCATTGTGGCACATCCAACTTAAAATGCCTGTCTATGACCTGTTTTGCTCCCTCCATCACCCAAGACAGAATCGCACCGCCCGCTTCTTTCACCAGATAATCTGCAAAGTTCTTGATGTCTGACTTGCCCTCCAGCTTTGCCAGAAACGGGATTACAATCAATCTCCGCCATGTTCCGGCATCATTCGCACCGACTCTCGGCAGATGGTTCGTATATAACACCAGCGTATGAGCAGGCGTATATCGGAACGGGTCTTTGTATTTCTTCTCTGCTTGGATTTCATCCGTGGAACAAAGCTGCTTGATGACCGCAGTATTCAACCTCATTCCTTCTTCCAGTTCTGCTGCAATGACCAGTCGTTTGCCTTTCAGTTCTGCCATCTCCGGCTTTACATTTCGCTTGCAGCCTACCGTCAATGCATCCGCAGACATTGTTCCGCTATAACTACCCAGCACCCGTGACACTGCATTCCAGAAGGTCGACTTGCCGTTACTGCCTTCGCCATAGGCAATAATCAATGCCTCTTGATACACCTTTCCAATCGCACAAAGCCCGCAGATTTGCTGCACATAATCCGTTAAACTTTGGTCGCCGCAGAAAAAGCAATGCAAGGCATCTTTCCAAATTTCTTCCCCCACGTTGTCCGGCGAAACAGCGGTCATTTTTGTGAGGTAATCCTTCGGATTGTGCGGTCTTCCACCATTCACACCTTTCTGCAAGTCATAGGTTGCTGTCGGTGTGTTTAGCAAGAACTCCTGACTGTCAAAATCTGCAATATCTTTCAGCAGCATTGGCTTGGCAGCCTGTAAAGCCGAAGAGATGTACTTCATATCTCTGCGTTTCATGACGAAAGTTCGGTAAGTCAGGGCAGAGCGATATTCGATGTACGCTTTTCTGCTGGCATCATCCACCGCTTTTTCCAGCACCTTTCCGCCCTTGGAGATTGTTTCGGCATCTACTCCGCTGTCCAACAGCATCTTGTGTGTCATTTCCAGTGTTCGTTCCGCTTCTTCCAGCTGCTTGTCCAGAAATGCTTCGCATCTGCCGACTGCTGTCTGCTTTGACTCTACCCAGTGTGTTTGCAGATAGCATAGGTATTCCGTTGCATCTGTATAGGCAAGTTCTCCTTGTACCTGTTCAGCAAAAACTTTTGCTTGTCCAATATCGGAATAATCCTCCGGACGCAAACTGTACATTTGCCCGTACAACTCTGGAGCAATATATCCGTCCTGTTTTGATACTCTTTTTCCGAAGCTTTTTGCACTCTGCCAGATCATGTGCAGTTCTGATTCTGCCAGTGGCGGGTTGCACTTTTCTGCTGCCTTTTGAAACAATTGATACGCTGCCTCTGTATTGCCATAACGCTTGATCAATTTTCCGGCAATATGACTCATTGTGCTATTTCTGGAACCCTCTTGAATTAATTCCGTCTGAGCATCCCATTCTGCAAAAGCATCTTTTTCAAAAAATTCAGCAAGCGTCAGATTGCCTTGATACCATTCCACTTTTGGATTCTCCACACCAAAAAAGAAATGTGCCTCGTCCAGTGCCTTTTCATCGAAATAGGGAAACTGTTCCAGAACCTGTTTTTTCAAATTCTGTCGTTCTGTTACGGACATCCCTTTTTCTGCTTCAAAATAGACATGAAACTTAGGACGTGCGATTCTGTTTCCCTTGTTTTTCATGTGATTTCTGCTATAGGCAACTGCGAATGCTACGTCTGGAAATGTCAATGCCAGTTCCAAAGGTGTAACCCAATCTTCTGGATTTTCAGAGTGGCTATTATCGCAATCAAACATCAGACAATCGCTCTCTATAAAGCTGGCATTGCTCCTTTTATCATCCGTAAATTTTGCAGAAACATGGTCAAATTGCACCGCAGACTTCAAACTTTCCTCGTCAATTACCTCTACATCCTTCGGATATTTGATATTTTTGGCATTTTCACGGCAGGTAGCTGTATAAAGCGTAAATTTCATTTCTTTGCCTCCAGTTCTGCAATCAGCGTATTTGTCTGACTCATAATTCCGCACACTTGCTTTTGTATATCACGCAAAGAGTCCATAGTAATTACATCTCCAGACTGTTCACCATCTTGCCCCGTTAATAAATAATCTGTCGACACGCACAAGTAATCCGCCATTTTTAATAAAAGCCTCGGTGAGGGAGCCGTTTCACCTTTTAGGTACAGAGAGACTGTTTGCGGTCGAACTCCAACGTGTTCAGCCAGTTCTTTTTGTGTAATTCTTCTGCGGTACGTTGGATGGCACTCCATCAATTTTTGCAGCATTTGTGGGAATTGATACATCACTCTGTTTCCTCCAGTTCTTCTGTAAAATACCGAATGGTCATATGTCGCCGCTTTGCCCATTTGATTTCCTGCTGCATCCCCTCCGACCGCATAGAACCAAACACCCACAGCTGGGCACACTTTGACAGCAGTACCAAATTCATGAACATCGCTGTCTGACGATCTTCACCCAGGCTGTCATCCATGAACTGCGGAAACAGTAAGTGGGGAGCGATAGGGACATAGTGCGTATCTACCGCAAAGCGGCTGTATCGTCTGGCGTTTTCGATATTGTCGTTGATGCAGCCGTGGGAATAGGGAGAACAGATGTATACCAGCGGTCGATAAGCGGCAGCCTTTTTCGCCCTGCGTTCCTCTCGTTCAATACGGCTCAGTGCCTCATAAGCAGTGAGATCGATGTACCCCTCAACGTTATACCGATTCATGCAATACTCCTTTCAGCCGCTTCAGTGTGCAGGCATCGCAGTAAACGGCACTGCTGAAAATGTCAAAGTTTTCTGCTGTCCAGAAGATACTCAGATCAACCGGCACTTCTGCACCGCACTGCGGGCAATGGCAGTATACGTTTTCGTTGTTGATCTCCACGGAGATACTGGTGGTGTCATTCAAGTTTTCTTTGATGTAAAACATATGGAATCCTCCTAATCTTTCTTGTAAAAGCTGCATTCATATCCGTCTGCCCGAAGCAACAGTCCCTTTGCCCAGTCTGGCGTTATCGCCATCTGCTGACAGATCTCATCCAGCTTTGTATCTTTCGGGCATTCGATAATCATTTCATCGTGAATATGACCGACAATGAAGTATTGTGATAGCGTTTGCATGGAATAGAAGAGCAGATCTCGTGCGGTTGCCTGAACAATGTTTTCGACCAGCTTGCCGGAGTAAGTTTCCAAGCGTTCCCATTTTTTGCCCGTGCCAATGCCCTCATAGGTGATAGAATCACCGCCGAAGCGATTTTCACCGATGCGTGGCTTGACATATGCCAACCGTCTGCCGGACAGCAGTTTGATAAACAGAAAACCAGATTCATAAGAGAAGTGAATGCCGTGGGTCTCTGTTTCGGTTTTATCCCGCACAGCTTTGATGGCCGCATTTTCTACATCCCACCACAACTGTACAATGTGTGGAGAAGCAGTTCGCCAGTCCGTCACAATTTGCTTCAGTTCTGCATCAGACATTTCCGCTCCACCCATGGCTTTCATTGCTCCGACCGATCCGCCGTAGCCACACGCCAATTCTGCGACCTTGCCTTTCTGCCGCAAGTGTCCGTTGATGCCGTGCTTGACTACTGGCACGCCGAAAATCTTAGAAGCCGAGGCACAGTAGATGTCCTTGCCGTCTGCGAACGCCTGCATTCGCCACGTTTCACCGGCAAGCCATGCAATCACTCTTGCTTCAATCGCCGAGAAATCTGCCACGAGGAACTGATAACCGGGCTTTGGCACGAACGCCGTCCGAATCAGTTGCGAGAGCGTGTCCGGAACGTCTTCATACAGCAGTTCCACGGCTTCCAGGTTGCCGGACTTCACGAGTTCCCGAGCCGCTTCCAGGTCGGGGAGATGGTTCTGTGGTAGGTTTTGCAGCTGAATGATACGACCAGCCTCTCGACCTGTTCGATTTGCACCATAGAACTGAAACATGCCTCTTGCACGACCATCCGAGCAGACGGCATTTTGCATGGCTTGATACTTTTTGACCGAGGATTTTGATACTTGTTGTCGCAGTAACAACACATCTCGCAAGTCCGGCGGAGCAGTTTTCAATTGTTCCTGTACTTCTTTTTTTCCCAATGATTCTAACTCCAGTCCATGTTCCGCCAGCCATTGTTTCATTTGCTGAACAGAATTCGGATTGTCCAAATCGGTCAGATTTTTCAGTAGATGCAATAGCTTGTCCTTTGTCAATGTGTCCATACGAATTGCTTGCTGCACCAACTGCAAATCCAGTTGTATTCCTCGATCGTTGACGGTCTGGTCAAGATCGTACTCTCGCCAAACAAATTCCGGCACAGGGAACCGAACAATTTTTTGTTCAATCGCTTGTTCGGTTTCCACATCCCGTTTGTTGTATGCCCGAAAGACATCCCACTTCTCTGGAGCATCGGTCGGAGCATGAAACTGCGGAATGCCGTTTACATGGTCATATGGTACGCAGAAATAGCGAATCAGGGCTTTCCCCTCGGACATTTTTTGTTGCTGTAACTGTAGCACTGCCCCCACGCCGGCAAGGCTCAGCGGCAAGCCCAGATAGGCAGCTGCCACCATCGTACACCGCCATGCTTTCGGGCTGAGGTAGTTGCCGCAGGCATCCTCCTGCAATCCATAGGAAATGAAGCATTCCGGATAGTTTCGCCGCAACCAGACCGACAGGCAGACCCGTTCAAAGCTGGCGTTGAAGGCATGTTTCTGGATGCGGTCATCCGTCAGAGCGTTGAGGATTTCTTCCGACAGCTGTTCGCCGCAGGCAAGGTCAACTACCTTCACTGGGGCATCGTCCACGGAATATGCAAAAAGCAGAATATCAAAATACGGGGAATCCGCATAGCGGTAAACCCCGGCTTTTGTAATATCCACATCACTTTTTGTTTCTAAGTCAATCATCAATTTTTGCATTGTTACACCTATTACCCACCCGAACAGATACTCCGTCAGTCGCCCACCCGACATTTTTGCTTACTTGTGATTCTTGAAATGATCAATCAGTGCAGCAACGGAAATTGCTGCCCAACAGAACATTGAAATGCACCAAAGAACCGCAATAACAACGGAAAGAATTGCCTCCATTTTTCTCACCGTCCTTATTACTAAATTGCCATTTTAGTTAATCAAGGAAATCGTCACTTTCAAGAGCATCGAAATCATCAGCAGCATTGGTATGTCCACTAAGCGGTTCACCATCCCGTACCTTCTGAATATTGCCCAAACCGCAGGCAATGCCCTTATTTCCGTTGCTGTTAAACGCATAGAATGTTACTGCAACTCTTGCATAGCAGCCACTGTAGACCTCATTCTGATCGAGAATCGGCTGTACCTGCTGGTCAACGATCTGCGGAGGAGTAGTGCTATTTGCATTGACAAAATAGCAGTCTTTGTACACTTCATCCTCCGGACGTTCTGCATCGCCATCTCTCAGCGGCAACTTCAGAGCAGCCTTACTCGGCTTCTTTCCTCCGAACTTTCCAATGCCATCTTCAATGGCAGCATCAATTGCAGTCTGAATTTTTGCAAGAGTTGCCTTATCAGACTTCGGAATCAGCAAGGAAACACTATACTTTGCAGCACTGCCTTTGATGGATTTCGGTTCCCAGATGTTTGCGTAACTCAAACGCACAGTTCCTGTAATCACTTTTGTTTTTCCGTTTGCCATTTATTTTTCCTCCTGTATTGTTTCAAAATCTTTTTCTGCGGAATTCCAAGTCGGTCGCTTGTCCGAAATTGGTACAAGTGCAGGCTTACCCGGCGGTTTGTATGTGAAATCCCCAAGAATTTCATCAAACTTTTTCTTTCCGCCAAGCAGCTTTGTCATTGCGGTAATTCCCAGCAGTTCCGGTTCATTGTATGGATTTTTCCCATAGGACTTGACCTTTTCAATGACTTTTGCCTCATCGGTATACTTTCGATTCGACCGACCTTCCACAACTTTGTACCCATTCCACTGTTTACCGGAAATTGCTCGCTGCAAAGCATATTCCTTGATATCGGATGCCCATGAAACCAATTGATCGGCTTTTTCCAATACTGCCTCGATTTCAGTATCCACCAGCATTTCCGGGGGAGCAAAGTCATACTGTGCCAGCTGAAGATTGTATTCTGCACGTTTTCGGCAAGTTGCCTTCACTTTACAAAACCGACAGTGTTCACCGGCACAGAAATCTCCCTCGCCTTTGGCTGCAAGTTCTGCTTTCGTTCTCAATTCTGTTTCTGCCCAATGCAACAGTTCAGAAATAGGCATAACGCATTCACTAACGCTCTGGATTCTCGGCTGAAAAATCACCATCCGGATTTCTGCAATGTCATAAAGGGCATCAAATAGCTGCAATGCACCCAGAGCATACAGCATCATCTGCGAGTTGTGATCAGCAGATACTGCTACGCCTTTACCATACTTAAAGTCAATGACAGTCAGGACATCATCTGCAACAATCACACAGTCGCCCGTACCAAAACCGCTGGGAACATATCGGCTGAAATCCAAACGCTGTTCCACTAAAACAATCGGTTCTTGCAGATTTGCCAGCTGTTCGGCAATGTACTGAGCATAGCTGTCCGTGCAGTCTTCCATTTCTGCATCGTAGAAGTCTAAGTTCTCCGTGGGATTAAATGCCGGATTGCCAAGCAGCTTTTGCACTTTGTACTCTGCCAACTCGTGGGCACACGTGCCTTCCAGGGCGTAGTCTGTCACGGTATCCGGCAGGGCAGCACAAAGCTGTGCGGACGGCGGACACGCCAGCCAACGAGCACTGGATGAAGCAGAAAGCACTGCGTGTAAACGGTTTGCATGATCGTTAAGTGCCAATCTGCTTCGCCTCCTCTAACAAGACTGCATATTCTTCGGGAGAAACACCAGACAGCTTTGATGCCCCGTGTTTCTGGAGCAGTGCCTTTACTGAATCTGTAAAGCCAGAACGTGACTTTTCTGCCAGTACCGCTCGAATCTCAGAAATGGAAACTGCCGGCGTATCTTTCACAGACACCGGCTTCTGTACAGCCTCCGTATTGCCTTCTTCCGGCGGATATACCTGCTCAAACGTCTGTATTTCCCGTTCTGTCATGGTTTCCGCCATGGTTTCCAATTTGTCTGCCAATTGACGGATTACATGAATCACATCCAGTAATGTTGTAGGTTCTTTACTCATTTTCTTTGACCTTCTTTCTTAGCATTTTTGATGGGAATTAGAAACACGCCATCATGCACCACCTCCTTCCATAAATGCAGTCGAAAAAACCAGCATAAAATCGAACCCCATCATTAGAAAAATCAAAATTTTTTCTTGATTTGGGCTTTGATTTTCGCCATGCGATGCCGAATTGCCGTTTCCGATACGCCTTCTTCTCTTGCTACCTGTGTCATAGGATTTCCTTCCACGACCACTCTGCGATAGGTATCCTGCTGCTTCGGCGTAAGACTGGACACCACCTCATGCAGACGCTGGATTTCCAAGGATTCCACTTCAATATCGACAGGCTTTGCACAATGTTGTTTCACCTTTCGTTGCTTCAGATTACGATACACCTCACGGTCATCCAACTTGTGCAAAAAGTCGATGATCTCAGTGCTTACACCCTGTTCTCCCGGATGCAGTACAGCGACTGTTCCATCTGCAAAGCGATAGATATAAACGGATCTGGCTGCTGTTTTTGTTTTACGAAATTTCATATACATATACATGACTCCTTTCTGATTGATAGAAGTCAGCTTGCAAAAAAACTCAAGTGAAGTCAAGTATATGAAACAAAAATAGCCGAACAGCATATAAAACAGTCGTCTCATATACTATCCGGCTATTTGGTAGTCAAATCACTCCGTTGCTCGGTATATTATCTATCTCTTATCAGCCATGCACATCTCGGATCTGCAGGAAACTTTCACGATGTTCCGGCAGTTTGGGCATTTCAGTTCAATAATCACTGGAATTTTAGGTAGCACAGAAATATCAAAGGCACGTTTCCCACATCTCGGACACTTCATCTTATACACCTGCTCACACCTCCAATATCAGTTCACTGTATGGCAGTGATTCTGCCCACTTGTAAAATCCAAACCACTCATCCAGCTTATGATGTTTTCTTGCTTGACAAGCGTTTCGCAATACTTCGTAGTTTAGTACTACGGTTCTACGTTGATTATAACTGGACGGGAGCAGCTGAATCATTTGCCACCAGTAAATATTCTTTTTAGTTTCCAGATATGTTTCTCGTGCCTTGTTGAGGGCTTTAATCGTGTACATAAAATCTTTGAGAAATTCTGTTCCTTCTTCAGCACCATTAAACAGATGCTCGCACGAAAAGTCATCCAATGTAAATTCCTTTTCTGCAATTTTATGCATTGTAGAGCAAGAATCAGTAACCGTTCCGACTTTGTACGTATCAAACTGTTTCCACCAATAAAGAGGGGCAATTATATCACAACTCACTGTAATCATTCGCATAAACTTCCGATGATCGGTACCTGCCTTGACTAATTTTTGCATTAAAGCCATATCGTTATCCCCAATACAAAACGGATTTTTTCCCAAATCGCTCCATGCCCAGCCACAATGAGAGCAACCCAAATTGTTGCATTTGGTTGTTATGGGTTCCTTGCAATAGCAACTATCCGACTTTTCCCAACTATTCATCGGATTTCGCATTCCCCGTATGGCCGCTTCCCATCCATACACCTCTGTGTTTTCGACTTTTATCATGCCAATCCCTCCATAAATGCCGCCATGACCGCCTTTGCCACTGCATCCGCTGTTTCATCAAATTGAATCAAACACCGCTTAAACAATTCAGTCTTGAAAGATGCCATCGTGCGATCGTCCATTGCACCTTTTTCCCGCAGTTCCAAAAGTTGCTCGTTCGTAAGCATTGACCATAGCAGTTCTAATGTTTCATCGCTCATTTTCAATTACTCCTTTTCGTATTCTAATTTAATCAGACGCTTTATCGCTGCTAAAGCTGTGTCAATTGCCGCAACATCAAGGCAAAAAGCGTTATCTTCTTCGTTTTCAAAATCAGCTGCAAAGCCCTCACGGTCGCAACGTAAGTCTTCCAACTGTTCGATTGCACTTATCAAGTTTTCAATTGACTGCTGGTCTTGGGTTTCAAAGTCACCTTCGTAGCCAACTGAACTTCCATCTTCGCAAATTGCAACCGCTGTTACATCATGCTTAACAGCAACTGCAGCAACAGTCATATGGATTTCTTCCAATTCGGTGCATTTGGTTCCGATAAATGACATTGATACCGCATCTGCATACTTGTCAGCAATCTCAACAATCAGCTTTTTCATGATTTTCCTCCTGATTTAGTTCCATTAGTTTTTCCATGTACCACTTTCTTCAGATTTTTGCAGGGTTTTATAAAATCAGCTCTTTAGCTCAAGCACTTCAATTCTTTTTCGACCTGATACGAACTTTTGTAAGGGCGATTTTCTCTTGTCCACCTGTCTGAATTACAGTAACAAGTTTCCAGTTTATCTTCATAAGCATAGTGCTTGACATAAATCAACGTCCAGTGATTTCCACATATCCACTGGTCAACTTCATATGTCAGATAATCCCACACATTTTCGTCTTTTCTGGCATTTTCAACACTTCCCTGAAAAAGTTTTACACACTGGTCATAAGCATTCCTTGCGTAAATGAGGACTTGTCCGCAGAATGAGGTATTATCCAACATTTCATGAAGAATCATCTTTCTTTTACCTCCTGATTTAACTCCATCAGTTTTCCCATGTACCACTCCGCCTTTTCTATATCTTCCGTTCCATTTTTCCGACTTGCACGAAAACGGTATTTATATACGTTGCACATACAGAAATGGCGAACAGCATCTACGCCAAACAATGCGATCATCTCATCAATACACTCATACTTTCCTTGATAGTGAAATGGATGATTCACATTATCCGGACTCGGATGAAGCCCGATACTTTCCTTACACATTTTTCAATCATCGCCTTTCAGTTCTTTCTGACAGAAACCAGAACAGCATATTCCCTCATCTGTTATCTGTATTGTTTTCTGCCCTGTATTCTCGCAAACAATGCCACCCTGTTTCTGCGTAATAACCGCAGCAGGTGTCCGGATGACTCTTGTGTTTTTGGACTGGTTTGCATATTTGCAGTTTACACAATCGTTCATTCTGCCTGTCCCCATTCAAAAATTTCTCCAGTTGGTTTCTCATTGCCCCACCGCAATTTTCCATCTCTTGTTGCAAACCAGATATTTTCTTTCGGAATCATTCCGAAAATCCCATACAACGCTTTTTCAATCTCACTTGCATTGTTAAAGTCACGAAATACATTCAACTCTGTCGGACGATCTCCGGTTCGATCTGTCAAATGATGCTCTTCGCAAGCCTGCAAAAAGGCATCAGTGTTAGAACTGTTCGTCTGTACCCATACGTCACCGGAAATAAACCTGTCCCAATCAAAAGCCGTTTCCGGTGCAGAACCCATACAGTCAAGCAGCCGCTCCAAAGCCAATTTTGCACCAAAGGCAAAATCAAAAGCATCCTCCGGACAGCACCTTGCAATGCTTGCGTTTACTTTCTTGCCGTTAACATACTGTGTAGCCATCACTGCGTTCCCATTTTGCAAAATGACAACCTTTGTTTCTTTTTCAATCTTCATTATTTTTGCTCCTTTCATTGAACGGTTGAGGCAGTGACATCCAAGCCAACACCTCATAATTTTCGTCTTCATCAGTTATTTCAAGAATCTTTGAGTAATCCCAAAACTGCCAGTAGTTATTGCCACGCTGCCCATAGTATGTATTACTAAAATCCGTGCATCTGTTTCGGACCGTTATCAATACTTCAGTAAACAGCTTCGGAAGGGAATCTCTCACGCTTATCCAGCCCAATCTTCTATCCCTCCATATATGCCATACTTTTTTCGCAGATCATTGCAGTACCTTTTCAAATCGATGGCATTCATCGTCAATGCAGCGTAGTACGGCGTAAGAATTTCACGCTCAATCGACCGAATTCTACCGATAGATTCCGGACTACCATCGTACTTTTCCAATGCTCTCCGATAAGCAGAGAACTCACTCCTCAGAATTTCTGCAGCCAAGCGAACATATCCATTGTCAACGGAACCACAGATTTCCTTTGGGTCACAATTGACGGGAGTTTCAATTCTCTCACGTTTTAGTTTCTCACGATACTGTTTTTGGTAGGAAAGTACCTCTTTCCGTCTCTGCTGGTATCGTTCTTTGCTACGTTCAGATCTGCAAGCTGCACAAATACGATGAATTTTTCTCCGTTCACCAGTTTGTTTGCTGCGGTCAACAAACTCCCAGAGTGGTTTTTCTGCACCGCATTGTCTACAGATTCTATTCATGTTGTAACCGCCTTTCTGCCATTACAGCAGTTCCTCATCCAAATCAATACCATACTTTTCTTTCAAGTATGTAAGACAGTCCAGCGTAGAATACTGATGGTTCAAAATCCCGACCCCGTCCATTAGCTTGAAATGGTCTTTTACGCCATCCAAAACAGACCGCAGTCGCTTTTCTCCAAATCCGAACTCTTTATTGAGTTCCACCATACAAACGGACATAAACTGGGGAAGAACATCTTGAATTACCGATTCATAAATCTGATCTTTCTTTTTCTGATATTCTTCCTCAACCCTTTGACGGATTTCGCTTTCTCCGATTGTGATAAGCCTTGCTTTCATTGTCCTTACGCTCCTGTTCCATTCTGCCAAGTTCCCGGTTCAACTTATAGTCAATCATACTGTTCAGTGCATCACCGTAGCCATCTCGGACAAGGTAAATCCGAATTTGCTCCAAGGTAATCAGCAAATCGCCGGTTTCCTCCACGAGATGATTCATTTGCAACGAATTTCCGGGATACCGTTTGATTTTCTGAGCTGCTTGAATGAACTCTGCTGCCTCCTCAACCGTCTGCTCCAGCTGCCTTTCAAAAGTTCTGGCATCCATTATTTTTGCAATCACGTGCATCTGTTCTGTTGTCATTTTTATTCATTCCTTTTCTGAATTCTTGATACTGTTTGGCGTAAGCCTTTCTCCGAATCCGCATGCAAGCACCGCAGAACCTGCGGTCAGCTTTCACATGAATCAGAGGCTTGCCACACATTTCGCACCGTTTATCCGCCATTATATACGCTCCGGATTCAGTTTCTGCACGATTCCGCCAGTGAATCGATTGACAAGCGTAATGTAATCTGAAGCCGAATTCCATCTTGCTACAAACCACTCGTTCGGATCAAGATGCAATTTCTGATACATAATAATTTTTTGCCTGCGTGTTGGTTTCTTTGATTTCATATCTCTCAACTCCCGGTTTTATCAAAGGTTCAGTAAAGTCCGCCAAGGGCCTCTAAGAATTCTCGGTTTTCCGATAGCCATTCGTTGGTTCGCTCTGCATTTCGATAGCCATGGTGTTGCTGGCTTTGATTTTTTGCTTTCTGCATATCCTGCTGACACCACCGAAACAGTGTTGCATAATGACTGCGGTAGTGCTTTCCAGTCGAGGCCATGTAGCTGGATAAGCTGCTGATTGTCTGCGGCAATTGTGTCCCATACAATTCTGACAGTCGAGCATATTCGTTCTCTGTCAGCTGAACATTCTGAAAATCACCAAATGTTTGCTTTTCCGAGCGTGCGTCCCCCTCACATAATTCAAAACCTATTGATTCTCTTGTAGTATTATACGGTCTGGTTTTTTGACTAGGGGCATTCCTCTTTTTTGGCTGAGGGCATTCCTTTTTTTTGACCGACTGGGTAAATTTTTTAGGCCTTTCAGCCTTTGTTTCAACATTCTTTCCACAGCCGCTTTCCACTTTTTGTGGAGAAACACGCTGTTCGATTGCGGTTAAATTTACCCGATAATGATTTCGCAAACCACCGTCATCATCCCTTGTCTGACGTTTCAAAATATACCCCAGTTTTTCAAGCTTGTTCAGGGCATTCAAAACCGTCTGTTTGGTACATCCAGTCGTTTCAGCAAGGTAGGCAAGACTGCCGGAGCATTCATTTTCACCGTCCTCGGAAAAGCCATAGATCACTGCGTACAGCTGTAAAGTTGTCCCTTTCAGCTTTAGCCGGTTAATCATCCAGCCGTAAACGGTATAGTAATTTCCGTCTTTCATCTTTCCTCATCCACCTTTCTGATTTGGAGTAATTCCACTCGTTCCTCATTCAGCAACTCATGAAACCGTTCACGAGCATCCTTTTCATTTTCTGCGAGTACCGTATAGATTCGCTCTACTCCCATGTCCGAAAGATAGCAGCAAAATTCATACTTTTCTGTAGCCCGCACAATAACCCTTTTGTTGTTCTCCATAGTGATTCACTCCTAACATTTATTTTACTTTTCAGGATGAAAAGTAAGTTGGATGTCGCTGATACGCTCAACGACTCAGAAGCGTGTTGCAATCGCTATCTGCAACGGGAAGCATGATTTTCCAGTCATGAAAACGTGCAGCCACCAATGCACGGTTTTAAAGTCAGCCGACACCGTTGCTTTACATCCACGGTCTACGGATTGCTGGCAGGCTTGGGTCGGGATACGCTCCCGACGGGCGTTGGTGGATGCTACGGAATTGCACCGCACAGCAAGACAGCGGAAACGAAATAGACAATGCTCCCTGACGGAGACAGCTGTCACGGAGTTGCACCGTGCATTGTCCAGAGGCTTCATATCTTGGCTGGACAACTAAGACGCATCCCATTATGCGGTGATTCGCTCACCGCAAAGCGTAGTATAAAGGCAAAGTTAGGAGGTAATTGCCTACGATGCTGCCACACCGTCCCCGTGTTGCCGATAGGTCAGCAGGTGTTGTATTTTCTCCCTTACGGGCAGTGGGTCGGGATACGCTCCCGACGGGCATTGTTAGGTAATCACCTATGGCATTCGGGGAGGGTTAAACCCCGTGGGATGCAGTTCCATTTTCTTTCGAGAGGATACTGCTCAAAGCTTCCATTCGGTTCTTGTAAACGATAACCGGACTACCATCGGCGTCTGCTTTCGCATATTCCACTTTTGTCGTAAGTACGCACTGTGACTGGCAAATGCTCTTTTGGCAAGTCACATTTTTACTGGGGTCGCACAAGTATAACGCACTTTCTTTCTGATGCTCTTTCATGGTTTCAATCTCCCTAACTGCAATCTTTTAACGATTACTGCCTAAAATTTAACGATTGCTCTTAAATTTTAACGATTGCTTTTTAGCAAGCATGGCTGGAAAATAAAAAATGCCTGTCCACGCAACGAACTGAATCGTTACGTGAACAGGCATTTGTCAAAAACCAACGTATTTTCGGCACTTTTTACTTTATGGCATGAAAAAAGCACTTAACCTTTTGTATCAAAGGTTAAGTGCTGTTATGGAAAAACACTTAACCTTTGATACAATCATGCACTCCCTTTGCAAGGGGTGTGCAAACAGTACCGAAAAGGTGTGCAGTGGGTAACCACTGCCTTTGACAAACCCGGAACACCGGATTCATTCGTTTTGCTTGTAATCTATATTACACTATTTTTCTCGCAAAGTCAAGACAAAAAAGCAGATTTGTGTAATGTTACAAATCTGCTTTTCGTTTTATGTGAAAAATTAATAATGCTGCGATTCAGAATCAAACTGTTATTTCAGTACCGTTTTTAAACCGAAATTGCAATTCTCCCTTTTCACAGATGGTCACTGTTTCAATTGCAGCAAGCCATACGTCCGAACTGAAAACCTTAATCGGCTCTTTTCTCTTTTTTATCTGCTCCATGAAATCTTGGATCACAGTGGTTTTATTTATGCGATCTAATTTTTCAGCCTGCAATTTCTGATATTTTGCTTTCAACGCCTCGTACTCCCGCTCATAGGATTGGTACTCCAGCGTATATTCTGGTTGCTTTTGAACCGTTCGACTATTGATCACAACCATTTCTCTTATGTTTTTTGTGATCTGCTTTTCCTCATCATCCAGAACACTCATTTTCGCATCCAAATCTGAACAGTCTGAAAAAGCACGCAGCAACATCTCGCAAAGACTCAAAATGCTCCCTTTATCAGTAAGTAGCTGATTATAGGCTTTCAAAAAGCCTTGCTTTATCGTATCCTCATCAATATGCGGCGTTTTGCAATAACAATCATTCGTATATTTCTTGTTGCATCGCCATATCACACGTCTGTAACGGCTATTAGAGTGCCAAATCTTAGGACCGTAAAAACCGCCACACTCGCCACAGACGATTTTGGCTGTGAATATATTGCCGCTGTGATAGCGTTTTCCCAGTTCTTTTCTCCTTGCCATTTCCGCCTGCACCAATTCAAATTCCTCAGGTGGAATAATAGCAGGGTGGCTCTCTTCCACATAATATTGGGGTACTTCACCCTCATTCACTTTGGTCTTTTTCGTAAGAAAATCCACAGTAAATTTCTTTTGCAGCAGAGCAGAACCCTTGTATTTTTCATTGGTCAGAATGCTTTTCACCGTACTGAGATGCCACTGTTCCTTCCCAGATGGTGTCGGAATGCCTTTTTCAATCAAAATACAAGCGATTTTATATGGTGTCATGCCCTCCATAAACCAGCGATAAATACTGCGAACAGTTTCTGCCTCCTCCGGCACAATTTCCGGCAAGCCATCCGCTCCTTTTCGATACCCCAGAAAATGCTTGTATGGTAGACTTACTTTCCCATCGGCAAAACGCTTTCTCTGCCCCCAAGTGACGTTCTCCGAAATGGAACGGCTCTCCTCCTGTGCCAGACTGGACATAATGGTGATCAACAGTTCACCTTTGGAATCCAGCGTGTAAATGTCCTCTTTTTCAAAAAACACCTCCACGCCTTTTTCTTTCAGCTTTCGCACCGTAGTCAAGGAATCTACGGTGTTTCGTGCAAACCGGCTGACTGACTTGGTGACAATCAAATCGATTTTGCCGTCCAGAGCGTCTGCCACCATCTGATTGAATCCATCACGATGCACTGTGCTGGTTGCACTGATGCCCTCATCGGTATAGACTTTGACAAACTCCCAGTCCTCACGCTCTTGAATATACTTGGTATAATAATCGACCTGTGCCTCGTAGGAAGTGAGCTGCTCCTCAAAATCTGTAGAAACACGTGCATATCCGGCAACTTTTCGCCTTACTTTCTGTGTTGTCGGCTGGTGCGTTTGTAGACTGATTGTTGGCGGTATTACAGTTACTTTTCGACCCATTTCTGATTCCTTTCTCGTGCGGCTTGTTTCATTTCCTCTGTCCAGCTTTCTGCCCTTGATGGGTATTTCCAATGCCGTATATCAGATGTTCCATCGTGAAAGAAAAACTGCACCTCAAACGGTTTCGGAATCACAATGTGATGAATGTTATCTCGAAATACAGCCGCATCAAATTCATCCAATTTAAGTACATCACAGATTAGAGCATATAGAATTGATTCCGGAATTTGCTTTGAACCGGGGCAGTACTTTTTTCCTCGCCTCAAGAAAGTGGCACACATCCAGATGATTCCCTGTGGGAGTTGTTTTCGTTGATAGTTCTTTCCGCATAATCCACAGGTAATAAGACCACTAAGCGGATAACGGTTTGTAGCACCATCATGGGTGTATTGCTCATGTCGCTGAGCCAATATAGCCTGTGCTTTGGCAAACGTTTCAAGGTCAATAATTGGCTCGTGGGCTTCCTCTACATAATATTTCGGAAGTTCTCCCTGATTTCTCGTTTTTTTCTTTTCGATATGGTTATTGCGATAGTACTTTTGGAGCATGAGATTTCCGATGTATTTTTCATTTGTCAGAATTTCACGAATTCTTGGGTTTGTCCATAGGTTCCCTTGTCGAGTTGGTATTCCCATCTCGTTGATCTTATTTGCGATTCTCTGTTGTCCCATACCGGAAATATAATCTGAGAAAATCATGCGAACAAGTTCTGCCTCATTCGGTTCGATTTCCAAGACTCCCTCTGCATTTCTGCGATAGCCCAAAATCGTAATACTACCGATTTTTCCGATTGAGAAATCCTTTCGGATTTGCCATTTTCGATTTTCACTGGCTGAATAACTCTCCTCCTGTGCATAGGATGCCAGAATGGAAAGCATCAGTTCGCCGTCTGAACTCATGGAATGAATCCGCTGTTCCTCAAAATAGACATCAACGCCCAGCGATTTCAGTTCCCGTACCGTTTCCAGCAGGGTAACCGTGTTTCGTGCAAAACGAGAAATAGACTTTGTCAGAATCAAGTCAATTTCTCCCTGTCTGCATCGGTTCAGCAACTTTTGAAACTCTGCCCGGTTTCCTTTTGTTCCGGTCAGTGCCTCATCTGCATAAACACCGCAGAACAGCCATTCTGGATTGCTCTGAATCAGCTGATTGTAGTAACTGACCTGTGATGATAGCGAATGGAGCATGGCATCCTTTCCGCTGGATACTCTGGCATAGGCTGCCGTTCGTTTCAATGGAAACTGCTTTTTCTGCGGAAATACAACTTTTTGTATCACTCGTGCCGTGATAACCTCCCCCTTTCCGATGACATATTACCGTATGATCGGACGAGAGTCAAGGAATATACTGCACGAGTTTATATCGCATTCCTTGGCTAAGATGCCATGCACACGCTGATAATCTTCTTCTGTTATTTTTCGTTCAGCAAGAAGCGTTTTCAAAATTTGCACCGCTGCCTTGTACTGCATGATCTTGTCCCAGACTTTTTCTTGATTTGCCGTAGCAGCTGCGTGAGCAGTACTTTCTGTTTTTGTTGCCATAGCTTACAAACACCTTTCCACAAAATTGACAGGTACAATCATAATTTGCTTTCTTATTCAGCTTTTCTGAATTGGCATACCACCATTTCAAACGACACGCATCTGAACAGAACTTCTTTTTTCGATGCTTGGGTGTCATCACTAAAGCAGCACCACAACAAGGACACACTGCTGTTTTTCGCCTGCAATAAGAGGCGATTGTATTTACAGACACCCCAAGAATACCAGCAATTCTTTTGTAGCCGTTTCCTTGCTCTCGCAAAGTGTCAATTTGCTCCTTTTGACCATGCGTCATTTCGGTTTCCTCCCGTATCTAAATTTTGTAGTGACCCAGAAAGGTTCACCATCATAAATACAGTCGAAAAAAGGGTCGAAAAATCGAACCCCCTCTTGAAAATTCAAATGAACGCAAAAAAATCCCTGCACCGGAGTTTTTCTCCGAATGCAGGGATTTCTTCTTGCCAAATAGGACAAAGCGTGATATAATAGTTGTAGCAGCAAAAGGCGGTGGCAAGTCCGCCCTTTGTTGTTTCGTTTCAAGGTCGGTTGGTTTCAATCGACCTTATTTCTTTGCCTCTTTAATGACCTCGTCAATCAGTTCAAGGGCTTTTTCTTTGTTGTCACTCTCCAAAAGTGCTTTGATGGAAAGCAAAAGCGTCAAAAGTTCAAGCCGTGTCATGTCCTCTTTCATGCTTCCTCCTTTCTCGTCTTGCCCCGGTATTCGTGGCTAGGTTCTCCCCTAATCCACTGTACACAGTATACCATAAGTTAAACCTATAGTCAAGCTAGTTTGGAGATGTTTGTAACAGTACACAAACGACTTTTTGGTAATTTGTGTAGTTTATGGTTTGTAACAAAAAGATATAAGCAAAAATAAAAAAGAATAGATCAGAGGTTCATTTTCGCAACTGTTACTTATTGTATGTTGACTTATTGTAGTCAATGTGGTATAATAAAAAAGAGGTGTTGCACATGGATGCAATTCAGGTATTTTCACATAATCTTAGAAAATACAGAAAGATACTTGGAGTATCTCAAGAAAAATTTGCTGATATGGCTGGCTTACATAGAACATATATCAGTGCTATTGAATGTGGTAAACGTAGCATAGCCTTAGACAACATTCAAAAAATAGCGGATGCACTTGGAGTCGAAACGTATCTTCTATTCATGAAAGATGAAGAATAAGGGGGGGGATAAACAATGCCGGCTTCTGTTGTAGATTTATTTTGCGGAATTGGTGGTTTAACTAAAGGTTTGGAATTAGCAGGATTAAATGTAATTGCAGGCATTGACCTTGATGAATCATGTCGATATGCATACGAAGCCAATAGCCATTCACAGTTCATTGCTGGAGATGTTAACACTATTAATTCTGATAGTCTGATTTCGCTATACCCTAGCAATGACTTACGAATTCTAGTTGGCTGTGCTCCATGTCAGCCTTTTTCAAAATACACTCAACGCTACCGAAAAGAAGGACATAAGGATGATAAATGGCGTCTATTATACGCATTTTCAAATCTTATTGACAGAATACAGCCAACAATTGTATCAATGGAAAACGTTCCAGAATTGATTAAGGAATCCGTTTTTGTCGATTTTATAAACCACCTTAAAGCGTCTAATTACCATTGCTCTTGGGAAATTGTTTATTGTCCCAATTATGGAGTCCCTCAACGTCGAAAACGCCTTGTATTGTTGGCTTCACAATTGAATGATATTAATTTAATTGCCCCAACACATAATGAATCTAATTATTTAACTGTAAGAGATGCAATAGGCAAGCTTCCACCATTAGCGGATGGAGAATGTGACCGTAATGATGTGATCCATTGTACTGCTAAAATGTCTGAAATAAATTTGAAAAGAATACGTAGTTCAATTCCCGGTGGAACTTGGAAGGACTGGAGTGATGATTTGCAATTAAGTTGTCATAAAAAGAAAACCGGAAGAAGTTATGGAGCTGTATATGGTCGAATGAAATGGGATGAACCTTCTCCAACAATAACTACGCAATTTTATGGTTATGGGAATGGACGGTTTGGTCATCCCGAACAACATAGAGCTTTATCCTTTAGAGAAGGAGCATTATTACAATCCTTTCCTGCAAATTATAAATTTGTAGAAAATGAATCGGCATTTAATAGAAGAGAATTGGGAGTTCACATTGGAAATGCTGTACCAGTTGAATTAGGCAGAGCAATAGGTATAAGTATCCAAAAGCATCTTAATGAAATGGGGGTAAATTAATATGCAATCAATCACACCGGAGCAACGAAAAAATGCTGAAAATCAAATAAAAGCATTAAGAAAAGAAATTGATTATGATACACGAGATTACGCAATTGACTTTTTGGTTCAACAATATAGAGAAAATGAATTTTATATTCCTGATGAATATCAACGACAATATATATGGGAAAGCCAAAATAAAAACCGTTTCATTGAATCAATACTATTAGGTCTTCCAATTCCTTTTATGTTTTTTTCAGATGCTGACGATGGGAGATGCGAGATAATAGATGGTGCTCAACGTACACAGACATTAGAAGAATTCATGAATAATGAACTTAAGCTCTCTGATCTAAAAAAGCTAACTACTCTAAATGGGTTCACCTATGCAGATTTACCAGAATACTTTAAACGAAAATTCAATAAAACTACAATGCGAATAGTTGTATTATCAGATGAAACTACACTTGAAATTCGTCAAGAAATATTTAATAGAATTAATACTACTGGTATTCGTGCTAATCCAAGTGAAATTCGTCGTGGTAGTCATGCTGGTCCTTTTATGGATTTCCTTAAAGAGTGTACTAAAAATTCAACTTTCATTAGAGTGTGTCCAGTAAGTGAAACTTCTAAAAAACGATATGATGACCTTGAATTGGTGTTAAGGTTTTTCGCATTTTTAAATAACTACAAAAATTTTAATCATCGAGTAGATGAATTTTTAGACTCTTATGTAGAAAGTGTTAAGGATAGCTTTGACCAAAAAAAGTTTAAAATGGAATTCGAAAATATGCTGGCTTTTGTAGATAAGTATTTTGAAAACGGTTTCAAAAAGACAAAAACATCAAAATCAACTCCACGAGTACGGTTTGAAGCAATTGCCGTTGGAGTAGGTTTAGCTTTGAGGGAAAATCCAAGTTTAATTCCTAGTTCTATGGAGTGGCTCGGCAGCGAAGAATTTAAAATGCACACTACAACCCACGCAAGTAATTCGCCTTCTCGTGTGTCAGGACGTGTGGAGTATGTTCGTGATATGCTATTGGGTGGTGAAACAAATGCAGGAAACGATTGATACTTTTAATGAACGCATCCAAGAAATTGATTTATATTACGCTGCACTTAACGCACTTTATGAAGATGAAACTTTAAAATCAGATAATGACAAATATAACAAAAAGTATTTTAATGGCGATTTTTTAAAAATATTGAAATCCAATGCGTTACTCATGATTTATAACCTTGTTGAATCAACGATTATGGGCGGTATTATAGAGATATATGACGAACTACAACAAGAAGGAATCACATATCAACAAGTCCGACAGGAAATTCAAAAAATTTGGTTTAGATTTAAATTTAACGAAGCATATGATAAACAGGCACATTATAATACGTACAGAGAAAAAGCAGAAAGAATAATTAATTCTATTTTACATGGAGAGAAACTCATACTTGATCGCAAAGCCACAAATATTAGTGGAAATCTAGATGCGAAGAAAATACGGCAAGTATGCCGTGAACACGGAATCACCTTCAATATTGATCCGAATTGCAAAGGTGGCATTGTATTGGATGATGTTAAAGAAAAAAGAAATAATCTTGCACATGGTACACAATCTTTTGTTGAATGCGGAAGAGATTACACAATTGAAGATTTAAATAATATCAAAGAACAAACCACATTGTTTCTTAAAGGAATTTTAGACGGTATGAAAGAATATTTCGACAATAAACTATACCTATCTTCAAATTAAATTTTAGCAAAAGCGCTCCTGAACCCCACATTCAAGAGCGTTTTTTGCTACCTATAAACGAAATTTAACCGCTGTTTTATCCGTTCAATTTCTCGTCAATACTGGCAACGTGCTGCAAGATCTGCTTGAGAGTGTCATCATCACTGGTATCTTTTTTCGTGTTCTCATTCGGCTTGTCTGTAGTGGTTGTTGCACTTTTTGCAAATCCATTCAGCCCAGCAGTCTTGATAATCGCCGGATAATCCTGATACGCATAGTCCAGATCCACCTCGCCGACAATACCGGAAACGCTGCCTTTCCAGCTGTACTGCCACAGCCCATAATTCCCGGCATAGGACGATCTGCTCACATCCACATGAGACAGAAACACGTCATACCGGCTCTTTATATCGTCCCCGATACAGCTTTCCAGAGCCGACTTGAACGTATAAATTGCCGCATAATACCCGGCAGATTCCAACGCACTGCAAAACGCCTGACAAAGTGCATCTGCATTTTGCAGGCTTGCCTGTTCTTCGATGTCAAAAGCAATAGGATACTCGAACTGTTTTCCTGCCAGAGCAGACAGGCACACAGCAGCCTCCTGCTCCGCTTCTGTGGCAGTTTTGGCGTAGCTATACCAGTATGCCCCGACAGGGATTCCAAGCCGTTTACATTCGCTGTAGTTCCGTTCAAACTGCACATCAATCTGACTGGATTCTTTCCCGAAACCTGCCCGTAAAATCGCAAAATCCACCTGCCCGGATGCTTTGACTTTTTCCCAGTTGATTACGCCCTGATGCTTGGAAACATCAATCCCTTTTGCCACAATTTCAGATGGTTGCGGCTGTGCTTTTGCAATGCCGAAATAGCGGTAGAAATCGCTTGTCACCGTGTTTGTGCCTTTGGTTTCATCACCATACCATTTTGCCCCTGTTCGCACATCCAGATGCACCGCCGTATAAGCACTGGTGATGTTGGCAATGCCGCTGAAACCCAAATCCTGAGCCTTACAGCACACCGCCTTTGCTGAAATTATGTTGCCGGACTTGTCATAGCACACCACGTCCGCCGCCGTCCCTTTGGTATGCTGCCCAGTACTCGTACCGCCTACCGCTTTATCATGCTCAGGACAACGGTAGCCGCTGTTGACGATGATCTTGCCGCAGTCTAATGCTGCGTACAGCTGTTCCAGCTTGCTCACCAATTCATCCGAAATCAAAAAGTCATGGCTTTTACCGCATTTACAACGAAATTCACGAGCGTTGAAGTGCTCAGTCAGTTGGGTGTTGTCCGTTGCTGAAAAACTCTTTACTGTCATATAAAACGACTCCCTTCTACAAAAAATAATTTTGAAAAAATCGAAAATTCGCTTGACTTTTCCACGAAAACGTGGTATAATGTAACTAAAGAAAGGGGGAAAGCAAATGCGGACAGGCGAATTAAAAAAGAAACTTCGCAAAGCCGGATGCTACAAAATCCGAGAGGGCGGAAACCACGAAATCTGGTACAGCCCCAAAACAGAAACAGCATTTTCTGTTGGGCGGCATGATGGACAGGAAATCGCAACCGGAACCGCAAACAAAATCCTGAAGGATGCGGGGCTGAAATAAGCCCCGACCCTACGGGGTTTTCAAAATGGCAAGAAAGCGAACCATTCGCTTTCCTTGTCAACTTTTCAAATCCGCATTTGTACCCCCATTCAAAAACAAAAAGGAGCTGGTAAAATGGCAAAATACGTTTACCCTGCAATCTTCACAAAAGAGAAAAACAACGCTTATTCGGTTGACTTTCCGGATGTAGAAAACTGTTATACGTGCGGAAATTCTTTGGTGAATGCAATGGAAATGGCATCTGATGTCTTGGCAATGATGCTGTGTTTCAGAGAAAAGGAAAAGAAACCAATTCCGGTCGCTACTCCGATCAAAGAAATTCAAACAAATGCAGACAGCTTTGCAACCTTGATTCTTTGTGATACGACCGATTATCCTCTCGTGGAGTGTGAGCCGAATGCAGAATAACATCAAGAGAATACGGGAACAGAACGGCATTACTCGAAAAGAGTTAGCCGCTCTTTCCGGCGTACACTATAAGAAAATTACCGACTACGAAAACGACTACATCAAATTTGAAAATATCACAATCGGGAATTTGAACCGTATTGCAACTGCCCTCGGTGTTACACTGGATGAACTGTGTAGAGAAGATTCCGAAAATCAGTAAAACAACTACTATAGAAAAATGCGGTATGCCAAAAACAGACATACCGCATTTTTCATTCTTTTTCTTCTTTTTCTTCGGCTTCTAAAGCTTTTCGGAGTAAGCGTTTGATTTCCGTCTGCAATGCTTTTCCCTCTAAGGCATCCAGAATATCCTTATCGCTTTTTCGATTCAGCTTCAAACCAATGAAACGTGTATTTTGCTTATCATACTTTTCTTGGGGTGTCAAAAAACCACTCCTAAAATTTTTTCTTGCCAATTCGGGCAAAACGTGATATAATTGTTGTAGCACGAAAAAGCGGTGGCAAGTCCGCTCTTTCTGTGTTTCCGTTGCCGGCTGTTTTTCAGTCGGCTTTTTCTTTTAGCCCTGAAGCATCTGTTTCAGCTGTTCAATAATGGCTTGCTTTTCAGCCTCGGTTTTCGCATCCTCTAACTGCTTAATCAAAAGCATAATAAAGGATTTGAACTGCAAATCCGTCATTCCCATTTCCTCCATATATACCTCCTTTCCATATCCGCTTGCCCGGTATTCGTGGGTGGTTTCCCAATCCACTGTAATCATTATACCATAGGTTTAACCTATAGTCAAGGATTTTTTCTGGAAAGTGTGATATTTGTCGGAGTACACAAATTCAGTGCTGCTTTTTGTACGATAGCAATACCGTTTTCAATTGTCAAACAGCAGTACTACTCCTTGATTTCAGGTAATCCAGCCACGCTGGTCAGAACAGATAAAATGCCCGCCAGAAGTGCGGTACTGCCAACTACAAGCCAATTAACATCCTGCATGGTTGCTGCCACACCAACGGTCGCTATTGCTGTCTGAGCAATGGTTTTGATTGCCCGAATAACAGCAGCTTTCGTCCACTGTTTCCAATCTCTTTTCATACGGTTTCTCCTTTCTCGGTTGGCAGTGCCATGAATTCCTCGTGCAGATGTGTCATCACACCGTTGCCACCGAGTTCATGATACTGCCGGTACATATTTTCATAGTTTTCTTTTGCATAGATGGGTGCAAATCCGGCTTCAATGTACTTGTTATAGCAGTGTAACATCCGGTCACGCAGCAATGCCTGTACACCGTATTCCAAAGCTTTCTGACGGCTGTCCTGCTTTTTCATTCGAGATAAGATTGCTCGTGTGCCAATACCCAGAATGCCAGTTGCGGACAGAACAGAGATTGCAACCGTGATAATTCCTTGAATCACACAGCTTCCTCCGTTTCTTTCACATCATTCGTTTCTTTCTCTTCTTTCACATCATAATCGCCGGAAAGCAGTACCAACATTTCCGGGGTCAAATCTCCACTTGCAAAAATTTGATACTGTCCATTTTCAAGCGGTACGGCTTTAATTTTTGCATTGCCCCAGCCGCTCCGCTGGATGGCTTTTCCCTGTTTTAATGATTCTACGGCTTCAATAATGTTCATTGTATCATCTCCTTAAAGTAACGAAATTGATTGAATCAGCGGCTTACTGTTGTTGCTCCGTCCGACCCAAACTAAGTAGTAAGTACCAGCATTTACGCCCTCGCACGGTGTCAATGTGGTGACATATTCGGTATTTTGCAACCACTGCAAGGGCAAATCAATATAACTGCCCTCTGCCTGTGCCTTGGCAAGGATGTCCGCAGCCGTGCCGCTGTCGGACTGTACCAGTCGCAGAATGCCAACTTCGGTGCTGCCGGACAAAAACCGAATTGCAATTTGCGTGGATGCGGTCACGCTGATCGGCAGCGTGCAACAGGTATAGCAGCTATAATCCCATCCAAAAACGGTTGTTCCATAGTTCAGAGCGTAGTTGTTCTTCGCACTGCAAAAATCTGCATGCAGGGCGGTAAAGTCTGCCACGCTGTAAATCGTACCGTTGTAAAGTAAAGATACCTTGTCCCGATGGGTTGCATCATATAACACGGTTGTGGTGGGAGATTCACCGCCGGAAATCGCAAGAACCTTCGGCACGAGTGTATTAAATTTTTCTGTGGCTGTTACCGTCACGCCCTTTGTGGTCAGATTCGCTGCAAGCTGCTGCCGCAGTTGGTTTAGTTTTGTCAGCTGCTCTGTAATTGTCACCGCCATGTTACACCTCCACCATCGTTGCAAGCACCGTGGATATATCGCCAACACTGTCCTCTAAGGCTTTGATACGGGTTGCGAGGTCGTTGTCCGCTGCCTCTCGCTCTGCCGTTACTTTTGAGTACGTGCTGTTTAAGTAAGCCTCAATGCCATCTAAAAAAGCTTTATTGTCGTGTGTATGTGCAGAATCTTTCAGTGCATCCACATCCGGCGACAAATCCAGCACAAACAGCCCGTCTGGCACAATATCCAGAGCGTTGTGAGATACGGTACTGATGGACGGCAATACCTGCCATGTCTGCTTACCCGTTACTGTAACCAGCTTTGCGGTGCAGTATTTCGCTGATTCACCCTCTTCACATCCCGGCGTATAATCGCCCCAAGAGGCAGACTCTCCGCTTGTTCCATTTTTGATGGTTGCTGTCGTTGTTCCGTTTTTATCGGTAATAGAGATAACAGCCCCGACGTCTGTTTCTGTAACGGTTGCTGTTGGGGAGTAACCGTCTGCACCGTTTTTTCCGTCAGCCCCATTTGTTCCGTCTTTTCCGTTTACACCGTCCTTGCCGGGTGTTCCAGTGTCGCCTTTTTCTCCTTTTTCGCCAGGGTCGCCCTTTTCACCTCGTTCTCCTTTTTCTCCGGGTTCGCCTTTCTCACCACGTTCGCCTTTCGCTCCTGTATCGCCTTTTTGTCCCTTTAAGGATGTCAGCCAGTCTGCTTCTGTTCCGGTAAATCCGTTCTGCAAGGCGACTTCATAGGCAGATTTACCGTCTGTCCCTTTTTCTCCGTTTGCACCATTATAAAGCGTTGCAGAAGTTTCACCATCGGCATTGACAATGGTAATTACAACACCAGACTCCATTTGCTCTGCTTTCACTTTTGGGGAAAATCCATCTTTTCCATTTTGAAGTCCAGCAGCCTTTTCATCCAGTTTTTTCAAAAGCTGCGTATACAGATCCGGCGTAGGCGGAATGGGTGCTGCACCATCCTCCACAAAACCGGATGGCCGAATATGCAGTGTGACAGGGACGGTTGTCGCACGCAGTGTAGTATCACTTTCCGCATCGTAGCCAAACAAACTCATCTTTACCGCACCGGGATGCAGCTCAGACGGCAGCAAGCAGGTCGTTCCCTCTGTGCCAAGCACCAAATTATATGTTTCTTCGCACTGCGTGAACTGCACCACTTTGTGCAGCGTTTTCCAAGCCCCATCGAACACAAACTTTACCGAAACAAATGCGATCTGGTCAGAAGCAATAACCTCTCGCTCCAGTGCTTCGATTTTTTGCTGTTTCACTAAGAATTTCATCATCCGTTTTTCACCTCGTTCCATGTATGGGTTTCCGTATCATATTCCAGATAGCCATCTACACACTGGATCTTTTTCAGATAATTGTTGTAGGAATGTTCTCCGGAGGACATCCAGTTGACCGGTTTGGTGATGGCGTTCCACTGAGCAATCGTCCCTTCATATGTGATGACTGTTAGACTTTCACAGTATGTCAGCATATTTTCCCCAAAGGTTCCGCAATTCGCAGAAATGGTAAGGCTGGACAATGCTGTACATCTTGTAAACGCAAAAGCACCAATGGAATCACACGCAACACGAGCAGTCTTCAGCTTTGCACAGCCGCTAAAAGCATACTTTCCCCACGTTTTCACGCTGGCAGGCACAGTAACTTCTGCAATGGCAGTGTGCTGAAATGCAAACGACTGAATTGCAGTAACAGCCTGCGGAATCGTAACGGAAGTCAGACCAGCGGTATAGCCGATTGCAGCATCTTCCTGTGCAAAAGCGGCATCCCCAATGCTGGTCAGTGTAGCTGGAAGAGATACCGTTTTCGCATTGGCACAATGATAGAACAGGCGATCGCCCAAGCTGGTAATGCCATTGCTAAGCACGATTTCCTTGATCTGATCGTTTTGATAGAACACAGAATCATGAGAAGTATAGTCGTAGGTTGCACCTGTGCCACGCAGCAGCAATTTCCCATTGGCATAGAGAACATAGTAGATATTTTCACCGCACTGTCCAGTTTTAAGAACTTCTCCGCCAGTCAGATCATTCACCTTGGTTTGCAGTTCGGAGATCTGACTGTTCATTGCATCCAAACGCTTTTGCAGTTCGTCCAGTGTGGCATTTGTCTTTGCCATTTCGGCAAGCATCTCCGTCACTCTGCACTTGCCAAGGATGCACTTACAGTAACCGCATTTGCTCTCGTCCGCACGGCAGTCTGTCAGATCGGAATCCAGAATAGCTGTCGTTCCGGCACGCAGTCTTACAACTGCTAAAGTCAGATAAGTCGTCACATTGTTGTTGGTAAAGGCGGGAATGTTTGGACTGGTGGCTGCTGTACCTGCCAGAACACGAATCCCACAGGTACGAGTGGAACGATCACAGTAGATTCCGATCGCTACATAACGATTCAGAGATTCATCTACATAAGAAGAAAGGTCGATGGTATGCAGGGTATCACTGATAAAATAGTGTCCATCGATCCACGCCTTGCCCGTGCCGAATGTAACGGATAAATTTTTGACTGTTGGTGCAAAGCACTGCCGGTATGTATCCAGAATCCCATTGCAAATCAAACTGGACAGATATGCAGTAAAATCCTCTGCGGTATACACCCGGTCAAGGTTTTGTGCGTTAAAAAATCCATAGGAAAATGCCATATGCTCACTCCATCTCCTTAAATGTCGGGGTCAGACTTCTGCCGTTCTGGTCGAAACTCTCCACCATGCCGATCAGCTGGATTCGAGGCTGAATCAAGCCAAAGCGTTTCTGTTCCATGGTTACATAGTCGCCCACAAAGTAATCCTTGTTGTACTGATACTGGGTCGAAAAAGCAGCGATGGCAGATTCCGATGCCGTTTTTGGCTGCACCAGATGTTCCGCACCGCTGCTTTTCAAGATTTCCAGATATTCCGCATCGGTCACATCTTCTTCCTGTGCCGTGTTTCGCTCGTCTACATAGACCTCATAGCGGTCAAGATAGGTCGGCTCTGCACTGGAACAGAAGGTCGTGCGTTTTCTGGCACTGCCCTCACCGCAGCCCAGCACATAGGCAAAGTTTTTCTGCACCGCATCGTCCGCCGCATAGGAGAATGACAGCAGGTTGTTGTACGCATCAGAGAATACGATATGAGGATTGTCATCCTGCAGCAAACTGCGGTCTGTTCCGGAAAACAGATCGCATTTCAGAGCATTTCCATCCAGCCGCACATTTGCCGAACCGCCGATGGTTTCACAAAGGCTGTACAGCCATTCCAGAATGTTGTCATAGCTGACCTGCATTCGTGCGGTTTTCTGCCAGCAGTCACCGGAAACCGTACCCATGGAAAAACCGGGCAGATTGCGGATTCCGGCAGAGATGACATTGCGGGACAGCACCTTGCGGACGATGTCCTCATAGCTGCCGTTTGCGGTGATGGTGGGATAGATGATTCTTCGTTCCAGCAGGCTGGCAAGAAACCGTCCGGTGACAGTCAGGTAATCGCCCTTTTCGGCATCGGTTTCCAATTGCAGAGATTCAATGATGCCGAAGTGCTGTGCATCATCGCTCCTTGCCACAATTCTGCCACGCTGAAAGATGGATACATTCTGCGGACTGGCAGCGATGTATACCTCAAAACAGCCGCACTGGTAGAACTCAATGTCCCATAAGAGCGAAGAATAACTGTCGCAGATGGCTTCCAGTGACACAGAGATCTGGTCTTTTAGAGCCGTCAAGCTGTAAATTTCCAACTGCATAGCTATACCCCCAGATAAGAATTGCGGTGCATCAAAGTCACACGCAGTTTTTTCACACCACGTACTGCCTCGACCCGAAAGGTATTTGTGCCTTCCTTCAAGGTCAGCCAAGTCGAACCGGAAACCAGCCGGTTCAGGATATTGCTGTCTACGCCGTTACGTGTCAGCGTGACCGTTTTGCTTCCGGTTTTCGTGGTAACGGTAATGACATCACCGGTCAGAATATCGCCTTTGATTTGCAGATACTCACCGTTTTCGTTGTAGATGGTCGGTGTCACTGCCACCACTTCCTGCGGAATGTCGCTGGGCAATGCTTCGATTCGCAGCGTGAATCCGGTTTCATCTCCGCCATTAGTGATAGAGAACAGGTTGCTGTTGGAGTATACGCTCAAAGGAAACGGAGCATCGCTCTCTGGAAAAGGAAAGTGAAATGCTCCGGTGATGCCGCTGTAGTAGGCATAGAAAATATCCCGACTGTACCAGTAAATGTCCGGACAGAGAATAGAGATCTGACCGCTGATCTGCTGCTCGAAATTTGACACCTCGCAGGTTTCTACATACCCTTCTGCATACACATCGATACTTGCTGTCTTGTACCAGATCTTGATGTACCGGGAAGGCTTGACCACACGATACAGGCGATGCCTTCTTTTCTCAATGCCGATGCCACGCATGAAAAAAGAAATGACCACGTTTCGTTTTTCAATGAAAGCGTTGTTGAGGTAGCTGCCGTTCATGCCTGCGTAAGAAGAAGTGGAAATCGTTCCGGCAGGCGGATTCAGACCTTCGATTTTGGAAGTCATGTATTGATTTGCTGTGGTGGATAGGTTTACTTGTTCGCCGGTTTCGTTTTCAAGAATGAGGGTGAAATACATGGGATGCCTCCTTGTTTTTTCTGGTGGGGTGTGGTATAATAGATAAAAATGATAGGGGCATTAGCCCTGTAAATCGGAATTGGTGGAGGAATATCCATGATAAAAGTGGAAAATAAATCAAGGAAAGAAATTGCAGACATTGGCAGAAGAATCGGTGAGGCATTTGCTGATGAAAAAGCCGGAACAGTTACAATGCTCACAAGAGAGCAAACAATAAAAAGCTTTGAGATTATGACGGAATGGTTTTACAGAGCAGGAACTCTGTATACCACATCTGAAATAGGAGAGGGATATCTTGCTTATTGGAGTAAGAGGGCAAAACCTTCAATGGGTTCGACCTTACATATGATCAAGCGACTTTTATGCGAGTTACCGCCTAAGGCACTGATAGCTATGGCACAAAGTGGAGACGAACAGTATGCGAAGATTTTCAAAAAAGAGCATGACTATATTGCAGTATCCATGGTTGTTGTCCTGCGAGAATATCAGGGGAAAGGATATATGCATAAGATTTTGGAGCAACCTTTTGCCGAGGCGGACACAAAGAATATTCCCTGTATTCTGGATACTGATACGCCGTTAAAAGTAAAAAAATATACTAGATGTGGAATGGAACTATGTGGCGAGAAAAAATTGAAAAATGGCATTTCACTGTATACGATGGCGTATAATAAAAATTAATATAGATAATGGAAATGAAATGTTTCAAATGTTGGATGAACTAAGCTGACAATTCCAGTTTTGCAATATTTACACATTCAACGCATTCCGTGTCAACCGATAAATCTCCAACCGTGAAAGTGCCTTCGGCGATTGATTCGTCTGATTCACCGTTTTCCGGTTGTCCGTGTTGTAATAATTGTTCACCGTCCCACCAGAACTGCCGGGCAGCATTGCTCCGGAAATCCCATGCAAGCTGTAATTCAAATCAGAATCCATGGTCAGCTGCATGGCTTTCGCCACACCAACAACGGCTTTTTCCACATACTTCTTGCTCTTGTCAATGCCGTCTGCCAGCCCTTTCATAAAGTCCGGCATCCAACTCTCGTAGTCTGTCAGCGGACCTTTGTCCGGTACAGAGAAGTGCAGGAAATCCCGAATGGTATCGGCAACATTGGTGACGCAGTCCGCCAGCCAGCCGATGGCACTCTGAATGCCGTCAATGATTCCCTGAATGATATCCCGTCCCCAGTTCCAAGCATCGGAAGCCAGTCCCTTGATATATCCCACAGCGGCATCAAATCCATTCTGAATGGTGGATTTGATGCCGCTGATTTTGTCGGAAACCGCTGAACGGATGTTGTCCCAGATGCTGGACACTGTAGAAGAAATGCTCTGCATCACGTTAGAAATGGTACTCTTGATGCTGTTCCAGATGTTAGACACCACCGACCGGATGGCGTTCAGAACATTGGAAACCGCTGAACTGATCTGATTCCAGATAGACGATACCACAGAAAAAATGGCATTCATCACACTGGAAATCGTACCGGAGATGCTGTTCCAGATGGAAGAAACCACATTCCAGATCGCAGACAAAACAGACGAAATGAAACCGGATACCGCATTCCAGATGGTCGTTACCGTATCTTGAATGGTATCCAAAACCGTGGAGACCGTGGTAGAAATGGCATTCCAGATGGTTTCAAATGTCGTTCGGATACCTTCTAAAATCGGCGTTAAAAATGCCACGATTGCATTCCAAATGGCACTGATCTTCTCCGAGATCCAGTCCATCACTCTGCCCACAATGATCTGAATGGCTTCAAAAATCGTCTGAAACAGATAGCCAAATGCCGTGATCAGCGGTTCTAAGGTGGTGTAAATGGCATTCCAAACGGTCGTAATGACGTTATAAATTGCCTGAAAAACCGTAGAAACCACATTGTAAATGGCATTGAAAATCGTGCTGAAAAAGTTGTAGATCGCTGTAAAAATGGTGGTGAAAAAATCCCGAATCGCCGTAAATACAGTTGTTGCTACCGTCTGAATGGCAGTGACAATGGTGGTGAAGGTATTGGAAATAGACGTCCAAGTGTTGACGAAAAAGTCCCGGATTCCGGTAACAATTCCCGTGAAAAAGGAAGCGATGCTGTTCCATGTATCCACGAAAAATGTTTTGATGGAAGTCCAGACTTCGTTCCAGCTTGTTCCGAACCATCCCAGCACCACATCTGCAATGCCTTTCAGAGTATTCATGATATTGCGGAACGTGTTGACAATGAAATTCCAGATAGACGTAAAAATCCCCTTGATGCCGTCCCAGCACTGCTCCCAGTCACCAGTGAACAGACCGATCAGAACATCCAGCAGCCCCAAAAGAATGCCAGTAAACTCTGAAAAGATGTTGGAGATATTCTGAAAAACACCCTCGAAAATGGGAGCTAACAGATTGCACAGCCCATCCCACGCCGCTTTCAGCACATCGGTGAAACTCTCAAAGTCGAATCCCAGAGCATTTAGTCGATCAGTGATGCCCTGCGTCAATCCGGTAAAGGTGCTTTTGATCTGCTCCCAGATGGCGATGATATTGCTTTTGAATTCATCATTGGTTTTCCAGAGATGCACAAAGGCAGCCACCAAAGCGGCAACAGCTGCGATAATGGCGAGCAGCGAACCAAGTGACACGCCCAACGCTCCGGTAATGGCTCCAATGCCACTTTGCACAGCCGAGAAAAGGGCAGGCAGTTTGGACACTGCGGAAAAGACCGTTCCCACGCTGGAGATGGTCTTTCCCAATGCGATCAGCATCGGTCCCAGAGCAGCAGCCACCAGTGCAATCTTTGCAATGGTTTCTTTGGTCTGTGGGTCTAATTGGTTCAGCTTGTCCACCAGTTCCTGAATACGGGAAACAATGGAGCGAATGGTAGGCATCAGGATGTCAGAAAAGGAAATCGCCAGTTCTTCCAGCTGGGACTTCAAGATAGTCACTTGCCCGGCAAGGTTATCCTGCATGACTGCCGCCATTTTTTCGGTCGTGCCATTGTAACCGTCTACTGTATCCGAACAGGTGTCAATGGCATTGGACAGCTTTTCAAAGTCCGCCGGGGAACCGTTGATGATCGCCAGCATACCGGACATGGCCTCTTTGCCAAACAGTGAGGCAGCAGCCTGTGCCTGTTCTGCCTCGGAAAGTCCGCCCAATTTCTGTCGGAGTTGTTCCATGAGTTCCCGCAGAGAATACATCTTGCCGGAACTATCCGTCAGAGAAATGCCGTACTGTTCCATGGCAGATGCTACCGTATCTGTTGGCTTTGCCAGATTGGTAATGGCGGAACGCAGTGCCGTACCAGCCTGTGAGGATTTGATACCGGCGTTTGCCATCAAACCGATGGCAATGGCAGAATCCTCAGCTGAGTATCCCAGAGAACCCAGCACCGGAGCGGCATACTTGAAAGTTTCGCCCATCATGCTGACATTGGTATTGGCGTTGGAACTTGCGGCTGCCAGAATATCCGCAAAGTGTCCGCTGTCCGAAGCAGACAAACCAAAGGCAGTCAGAGCGTCTGTGACAATGTCCGAAGTAGATGCCAAGTCTTCCCCAGAAGCAGCAGCAAGATTCATGATGCCTTCGATACCGCTGAGCATATCGTTGGTTTTCCAGCCTGCCATTGCCATGTAGTTCATAGCATCCGCAGCCTCACTTGCAGAGAATTTTGTCTTGCTGCCCATTTCACGGGCTTTTTCCCGGAGAGCGTCCATCTCTGAACCGGTCGCACCGGACACCGCTGCCACCTTTGACATGGCGGAATCGAAATCCGCACCAGTTTTCACAGCAATGGTGCCCAGAGCCGTGACACCAGCAGTGACCGGCAGCAGCTTTTGTCCCACGCCAGAGATCTTGTCTCCGGCGGACTGCAGCGTTTCACCCAGAACACCCATCTTTTCCAAGGCGGTGTGAGAATTGTTTGCTTCTGTGGTCAGGCGTTTCAGTTCGTTTTCGGTTTCGATGATCTCCCGTTGCAAAGCATCATACTGCTGCTGTGAAATTTCACCACTTGCAAGAGCAGTGTTTGCCTGTTCTGCCGCAGTTTTCAGTACTTCCAGCTTTTCTTTGGTGGCAGACACCGCATCTGCCAGCAGCTTGTGCTTCTGGGACAAGAGTTCGGTGTTGGTGGGGTCAAGTTTCAGCAGTTTCTGCACATCTTTCAGCTGTGTCTGTGTCCCCTTGATGTCCCGATTGACAACTTCCAGGGCTTTGGATAGCTTGGTGGTATCGCCGCCGATTTCTACAGTGATGCCCTTGATTCTATTAGCCATACAATCTCACCCCCTTATCAAAATTTATCGAAGTCACTCTGATCCGCTAACATATGATATTTGTATTCGTCATTCTCCCGTTCGGTGAACATATCATTCACCAGACCAATGGTCAAAAAATCCAAATCGCTCATAGACAAGCCCAGCTGGACACACCGCAGCAAAAAAAGCGGTGTAGTCATCGGTCGGTCAATCGGGCGATGTTTTTTTTAGACTTGACCTGCGTTTCTACATTCAAGCCCCAGAGGTCAATCAGCTGTGGCAGGATTTCGTAAATGCTGAACGTGTTGAACTGTTCCAGCCATTCATCCGGAGAAGCCGGAACGACTGGATCAGCGTGTTTCGCCATGATGTAGGCGATATTCTCAAATACTTCAAGGCTTTCAATGTCCAGTGCAGAGGATTCCTCTGTATTTTCCCCCACAGACTTTTGCAGTGCTGCAAAGTCCTGATAAATATCTCTGCGAAATTTCAGACGATACAGTCTTGGAACTGCTGCACTTGCTTTAAACGGCACATCAATGCCGTCAATGGTGATGTTCTTCTGAATTGCCATACTGCACCCTCCTTACGCTTTCACAGATGCTGCGGATGCTTTACCACTCTGTACAGTGGCAGCCAGATTGGGCATATATACCGCCTTGTACCAGTTCTCATAAACCTCGGCATCCGTTTTCTCACAGGTTTTAGTTTTTACCAAACCACTGTTCAACGCCGTTGCGGTCAAAGACAGCGTTTCTGTTTTAACTTCCTTTTCGTCCTCAATGGTGCTGGATTCTGTTGCCGGACGAGAGGCAGAGCAGCAGAACAGACAGTGCCGAATTTTATTCTTATCGCCGCTGAATTCAAACAACAGGGCAAACTGCGATACTTCTGCGGTATTGGTTTCCGTGAGAACGCCCTTTTCATCCAATTTTTCACCGAGAATGTCTGTCGCAAACTCAAGCGGAACCAATGCGATTTCAAGATCGCCGGTGTAACCAGAGTTATTGTTGATCACATAGTACACACCATCGTCAGCGTAAAAATTGGATGCTTCACCTTCTGCATCGATAGACAGCGACACTGCACCGGGAATGCGAACTGGCTTTGCAAAAGTCGGCACACCTTCTTCATCATAAGAGGTGATTTTTGCATAGTGAACTTTGTTCAGACCGAATTTTACCTTGTTTTTCTCCATTGCCATATAGATCAAACCTCCATCTCATAGAGCACTTCATACAATTCTTCCGAATCAATGAATGTTTCTGTTTTTGTATAATAAATTTCATGCTGGGCAAGCACTGCCTCCACCTGTTCTTCCAATTCCGGCTGCTTTTTGTCTGTGTACAATTCAATGTCCAGCTGTTTGCAACTGAAATATGCCACATTATCTGCAGAAAATGGACTCTCTCCGGGAGAGAGAAACAACAAAAAAGGCGGTTCAGGACTTTCGCCCTCGGCATAATGATGATAGGCGAAAGGCAGTCCCATTTCCTCCATCATTTCTGCGATCTGTTCGTAGGTCATGACAAAGCCCCCTCAATCAAATGCTCCAGCAACTGCACACCGTTTTCTTCCGCAGGAGCAATATGCGGTTTGCCGGATACCCGACCACCGCCACGCTTGGCATGCCCCTTTTCCAAAAGATGTGCCAGCTGATACCTGTTTTTAGAATGCACAGTCATTTCAAGAGAATGGCTGTTTTCCTTGGTCTTTTTCGTTGCCCAGCTTTTCGCATACTTTCCCGTGTCTGCCGGAGCGTTGGCGGAAATCTCGTTTTTCACTTGCGTGGCGGTTTTCCGGACAGCCTTTTTCATGGCAGTATCCGCAAGGTCTGCATATTCCTGCAAGCCCTGCATGATTTCCTCCGCAAGATCGTCAATACTGGTCATTTTGCCCTGCCTTTCTGGCTTCTGCAGTAATTTTCAGATAATCCTTGTGCAGATAATCCGGTGTAACACTGATGATGTTGTATGTGACATCCCGAAACAAGATTCGGTTGCCTGTTACAGACGGCATCCAGTGCTGACTTTGCCGAATGAGGAATTCCAGTGTTTGTGTTTCTTTGGTCACACCAGCGTCCGTATGCTCCGAAGAAGCTTTCAAAGTCACTTTTGCCCAGCAGGAAAAAGCTTCGTCCCATACGGCGGTGTGATTGCCGATTGCATCGGTAACCACACGATTCTCCAGAAAGGTAATTCGCTGATTGAGTGTTCCAATTTCCATCAAATCACATCCTCTCGCTGTGCAAACAGCATGGCACGAAGCGTCAATGTCAGCTTGGAAAAGTCTGCGGTATTGCGGTTTTCATAGAGGTAAGAAACCGTGTAGAGCATTGCTGTCCGCACCACATCTTCGTTTTCTGCCAGCTGTGTTTCACACATTCTGCCCACATCCATGACCAGCTGTTTTGCAGTTGAAATCAAGGAAAGCAGCAATGGATCATCGTCCTCAAAATCCACACGCAGATACTGTTTGACTTCCTGTAATGTTACCACCCACTCCAACCCCTTTCTCTGATTACGCTTTCATGCCTAGTGTCTTTACCGCTTCGGTCAGAATCAATCTGCCATCGACACGCTGAGATGCGAGGAATCCAACCTGTCCGTTCATGGCAAAGACCTCATTCAGCCGCTTAAAGGAGCGTCCCTGACGGTCGCCGATCCAATAATAGCTGAAATCACCAAAAGCAAGGCACTTTGCACCTGCCTTGATCTCCGGCACATAACTGGAAGTGTAGTACGGACGATTCAGAATGGTATCCGGTACGCCTGCCTGCACAGACGGATTCCAGATGTAATTGCCAGTGCTGTCCTTCAGCTTACGAAGTGCCTTTACTGTGGAATCGTTCAGCACCCAGACTGCCTTTTTGCGATACGGACTTCTCAGGGAATAGAACAGTTCCAGAACGTCATCAAAAGTGATATTGGCAGTGCTGGTTGTTGCTCCGCTCTCTGCACCGCCCATTGCCGCAAAGATACCGGTCGGCTTGCCCTTGCCGTCACCAACGAAAAATGCCTCTTCTTCCTTTGCACCGATTCTTCTTGCAAATTCCTTTGCGATGTAAGACGGCAGATCAAAAGCGGCATCATTCAGCAATTCTTCAGAGATCTTGATCGCTGTTCCCACCTTGTACGCACCAAGAGAAGCCTGTCCAAAGGTATCATCCGACAGCTTATATGCGTCCTCCTCGTCCATCCAGGCAGCTTCGCCCTTAGAAGTAACGATGGGAATCTTTCGATCACCGGAGGAAGTTTTGATGACAGTCGCCAGCTGTCGGAAAATGTTTTCTTCGGTCAGGGCTTCTACCAGCTTCCGTTCAAATTCAGACGGCACAAGATAGCCGCCTTCCGTATCCGTGCCAACCTGCAGGTCATTCCGAATATCGTAAAAATTGCGGCTGCGAATGCTGTTCCAGAAAGCAGTACGGTATTCGTCAGATGCAATTCCTGTTTTGGTATCACTGTGAGTGGATGCGTTCGGCTTGTTCTGAATCGGCGTAGAAGTCGGCTTGTTCATTTCTGCCTCAATCTGAGCCTGTCGTTCTAACCGCTGGATCTCCTTGCCGTATGCCACGATCTGCTGCTCCATGGCATCGTAGGTCTTGCTGTCTTCTTCCGAAAGCAGACCGCTTTCATTTCGCTTGGAATCCAAAAAGTCACGGGCAGTATCCCATGCCTTGCTTCTCTTTTCTCTCAGTTCCTGAATTGTCATAGTATCAGTCCTCCTATAGGTTTTAATATTTCAAAAGCTCCAGCCGCTTGTCCAATTGGTTGATCGGCGTGCCTTTGGATGCAGTTGCAGAAATCTTCTGCAGAAAAGAATCCAGCGTTTTAGATGGTGTGTACAGCATGGACGCTGTGCTTTCCTTCTTTTTTTCATCCGGATCTTCTTCCGAAGATTCCTCTGTTTCTTCATCTGGATCTGTTTTTTCGGGTTCTTCTTCTGGCACAAACGGATTCTTTTTAGAAAAGAGAATGCCGTCCACAAATCCCAGCTGCAATGCTTTTTCTGCATTCATCCACGTTTCTTCATCCATCAGCCTTGCAATCTTATTGCGGCTGAGATGCGATTTTTCTGCATAAGCATTGATAATGGATTCCTTGACTTCGTCCAGAAGTGCGATTGCTTTCTCCATATCTGCCTTGTTGCCCATGGCACAGGTCATCGGATTGTGGCACATCAGCATTCCGGTCGGTGAAATCAAGGTTTCCTCTCCAGCCATCGCCACCACAGAAGCCGCTGATGCAGCAATGCCGTCAATTTTGACCGTGACCTTGCCCGGATGGTTTCGGAGCATGGTATAGATCTGACTGGCAGCAAACACATCGCCGCCCGGCGAGTTGATAAAGACGGTCACATCACCGCTGTGTTTTTGCAGTTCCGAGCGGAACATGGCAGGGGTAACATCATCTTCAAACCATGTACTCTCCGCAATCGCACCGTACAAATACATCTCCGATGCACCGGTTTCTTCGTTGCGTACCCAGTTCCAGAAACGATTATTCTTCATGGGTCGTTTCCTCCTTTTCATTTTTCTTTGCAAATGCACCTGCATCTGCGAGTTTTGTAAATGAACCATTTACAAGATAGAGATTTCCGCCTTCTTCGTCAGGAATCATATTCATATCCTCCAGTTCCCGAATGTCATTGGCAGACATCCAGCCATTCTGTCGGGCAGTCGCATAGCCCTGCATTCTCGATGCGTAATCACCACGCAAAAGCCCCTCAACATTAAACTTGATGAAATACTTGCCTTTCTCTGAATCGGAAAGCAATGCCTTTTGTAGTCCCTGTTCCCAGCGAACGATCCAAGGGTCAAGACTGTATTTCACGAAATCCAATGACAGATGTTCCACATTAGAAAATGTGGCATGGTCTAAGTCGCCGATCATGTGGAGTGGTACTCGATACAGTCGTGCAATTTCCTCTACCTGAAACTTTCTGGTTTCCAGAAACTGTGCTTCATTGTTGGGGATAGAGATCGGTGTATACTTCATGCCCTCTTCCAAAATTGCCGTATGATGCGAGTTAGAACCGCCATAGGCACGCTGCCATGCATCTCGTACCCGTTCCGGATTTTTAATGACACCCGGATGCTCCAACACACCAGACGGGCTGGCTCCATTTGCGAAAAAGGTGGAACCATAGTCTTCACAAGCAAGGGAAATGCCGATCGCATTTTTCGCAAGTGCAATCGGCGAATATCCCACCAAGCCGTCAAAGCCAAGTCCGAGAATATGCAGCACATCTTCTGCCTGCAGAACAATATCGCCCTGCTGTTTCAAGTTTGGGTTGGCTTCATCATAACGGCTGTAAATATATATCAAGCGGTTTTTCTCATCACGGTCAACCTTCATTTTATCCGGCATCAGCGGATACAGACCAATGACATCACCCCTGCCGTTTCGGATGATCTGTGCATAGGCATTGCCGTAGATCAGCAGATGGGACATTAAGGTTTCTCGGAATACGAAAGATGTCATTTCCGGATTTGGCTGATCGTGGAGCAAAAAATAGAGCGGATGCTGTGGCACTCGCTCTTTTCCGTTATCGGTATATTGGTAAACGTGTAATGGCAGCTGGGCAATCGCTTCTGACAGAACCCGTACACAGGCATACACCACTGTGTGCTGCATGGCGGTACGATCATTGACTCGCTTACCACTGTTGGAACGTCCGAAGAAGTAACTGTAGCTGGGACTGTCGTAGCTGTTTTTCGGGTGATCTCGTCCCCGAAAAAATCCTCTCAAAATACGCATAATTCCTCACTCCTTACAAAATCAACATATCTCTTTCGTCATAAACACTTGTTCCATCCCCAGTACATCCACAGCGAATTGCACGGTCAAGAGCCATAATCATGGCAACCGCACCGTCAATCTTCTCTGTGGATTTTTCTTTGTCCGGCTTGATATTTCCGGCAGGATCTCGCTTGATGAAGATGTTGTCCATCATCCAACGAAGAACCGGCTGACCACCATGTGCTATTTTTTTCTCCAATGTCAGCTTCATCAGTTCTTTGGTGGGCGGACTCATATCCTTATATCCCTGCCCAAACTGTACTAAGGTAAATCCCAAATCTTCTAAGTTTTGCGACATCTGCACTGCACCCCAACGGTCAAAAGCAATTTCTTTGATGTGAAACTTCTGTCCCAGTTCTTCAATGAAGTTTTCGATAAAACCATAGTGAACCACATTTCCCTCAGTCGTTTTCAGGTAGCCTTGCCGTTCCCATACATCATATGGAACATGGTCACGTCTTACTCTGAGGGGCAGTGTTTCCTCCGGCAGCCAGAAGTAAGGCAAAACAGAATATATCTCATCATCGTCTGTTGGAGGGAACACCAAAACAAAAGCTGTAATATCCGTAGTACTGGAAAGGTCAAGTCCACCGTAGCAGATTCTTCCACGAAGGAATTCTGGAATTACAGGAGCATTACAAGCATCCCATTTTTCCATTGGCATCCATCGAACAGACTGTTTTACCCACTGATTCAAACGCAGTTGTCGGAATGCGTTCTCTTCACCCGGATTTTGTCTGGCAGAATTGCAAGCAGCTTCAACTTTATCCATTCCGACAGTAATGCCAAGAGAGGGATTTGCTTTTTTCCAAACTTCTGGAGAAGTCCAGTCTTCAGATTCATCTGCACCGTAAATCACAGGATAGAATGTTGGATCGATTTTTCTGCCTTCCAAAATATCTTTTGCCTTTTGATGCGTTTCATAACAAATAGAATGCGTGTCCGTCCCAGCCGTGGTGATGAGAAAATACAAAGGCTGCATTCTGGCATCACCAGAACCTTTGGTCATAACATCAAAGAGCTTTCGGTTTGGCTGCGTATGCAGTTCATCGAACACCACTCCATGGATGTTGAAACCATGCTTGGAATATGCCTCTGCCGAAAGCACCTGATAGAAGCTGTTGGTCGGAATATACACGATACGCTTTTGTGAGGTCAGGATTTTCACTCGTTTGGAAAGGGCAGGACACATTCGCACCATATCCGCTGCTACGTCAAATACAATGGCGGCCTGTTGGCGGTCGGCAGCACAGCCGTAAACTTCGGCACGTTCTTCGCCATCACCGCAAGTAAGCAGCAGAGCAACCGCAGCAGCGAGTTCTGATTTGCCTTGCTTTTTCGGAATTTCTACGTAAGCTGTGTTAAACTGACGATAGCCATTCGGTTTCAGCACACCAAATATATCTCGTATGATCCGTTCTTGCCAATCAATCAGTTCAAACTTTTTTCCTGCCCATGTACCTTTTGTATGACACAGGCATTCGATAAAATTCACGGCATAATCTGCCGCTTTTTTATTATAATGCGAATCTTCCGCCATAAATTTTGTGGGTTTATAGCCTTTCAGTTTTCGCATTCTCTCACCTCACAACAAAAAAGACCTGCCGAAGCAAGTCTTTGAAAATCATGGTCATGGCGTGCAGATGTGACCTGTTTGCCATGTTTGGTACGACCGCCAGAGCCTTTCGGCTCCGGCTTGTGGAATTTATAACTTCAAGACCAGCCCCGCACAGTTCGCCTGTGTGGGGCTGGTCTTGACTTTGGGCAGTTTCTCGGCAAGTGCTCTGAAAGCCCACACAGGGCAAACAGGGCGGTTACATGGGGAACTTTCGGTGCATTACAGACAGGATTTTCTCCCGTTCCTCCGTGGAAACACCGATGCTTTCCAGTGCCTGCCGAATGCCGCAGTCCGGGCAAATGGTCGTTTGGTTGTCCGTTCTGGAAAGTGCCGGCACACCGGAGTAGGATTTTCCGCAAAGTGGGCAGATTGCCGAAACTGGCTTATCCGTTTTCATGGTGGTACACCTCCCGTTCGCTGATGTCCATGGCTTTCTGCAGGTGTTTCAGGTCAAAGCCGAACTGGCGGTATCCGTCCACACAGGTGCGGATGTAGGCAGAAGTGGGGATGCCCAGTTTCCGTTCCTCGTGCATGATGTACACAAAGGCGGTCAGCTTTTTTCCGGTTTCGGCAAGGGGAAGTTCCAGTTCCGTTTTGTAGTAGAAATGAGGATACCCCTCATAGCGGTCAAGAGCGAGTTCATCTCGTTCCGACACCGACCACACTGCCGCCGGAACGGTACAGCCCTGCTTGGGTTCGATGGTCAGATAGGAGCCGGTCTTGCTGCCTTTGAACAGCAGCTGGTAATTTGGAATCTCCGCAGTTCCCACAATTTTGGCATCCGGGCAGCGGAACTGCATCTGTTTCACGTTCAGATTGCTGCCATAGGCAAGGTAAAACTTTTTCATGCAATCAAATCCTTTCTGAAAGGGATACCCTTTCACCACCATAAGACCGCCGAAGCGGTCTGGTGTAGCTGGTAGCAAAAGGCTGTCCCTTTATCTGCCGAACCGGAAAGCTGCATCGCCGTCCAAGTTTCTGGTAAGGAACGTTCTGGCGGTGGCGAACTCCTCGCCAACTAGCCCCAGCCGAATCAGCCATGTTCGCATTGCGAATTTCGGGTTTTCCGTTTGCTGTGGTTTCGGGCTGGCGGTTCGCAGTCCCTTTGCCATTTCGGAAAGGGCAAGGCAAAGCTGAATGTAACTTTTCAATTGTCCTGCATGGAGTCCATTTTTCTTTTCAGCTGTAGGCTTGTCAAACTGGAAAAGTCTGAATTCGATTGTTCCCTTTGTAAAGGTGGCATGGAAGTTCAGCATATGGTATCGGCTGTCGTTGTAGTGCTGATTTCTGCCGTAATTTGCACCGTTCGCCGTATACCAGATGTCTGCGAACTGTGCCATGTTGGTGGGCTTTTTTCGGTTCAGCTGTTCGATGAATTGGGGATTGACCGTTCTGCAATATCGGTTCATTCTGCCTTGGTCGATTTTCAGGGCATCTGCAATCAGCCGTTCGTGGCTCGCCATAAGGTTGGCGAGGTTTCGCAGGGTTTGCGGTGTGTGTCCGTTGGCACCGATGTGAATGTGTACTCCGGCTCCGATGCCTGCATGGCTGATTGCTCCGGCTTTGCGCTTTCTGACCAGTTCCTGCAAGGTTTCAATGTCCTCGTATTTCAGAATCGGCGTGACCAGTTCGCACTTTTCGGCATCGCATCCTGCAATGCTGACGTCTTTCTGGAATTTCCATTCTCTGCCCTGTGCATCCCATGCCGACCAAGTGCTGTAGCCGTTTCGGCTTGCTGTGAATTCGTATCTGCCTGTTCCGAAAAAGTCTGCGGCAAGCTTTGCAGCTCGCTCTCTTGTGATGTGGTTCATCTCAATTTCAACCCCGATGGTCTGATTTTTCAGGTTTTCAATCTGTCTTTCTGTTTTAGCGTTCATAATGTTTTCCTCCGTAGTTTCGGGCTTTGTCTCGGCTGTCGCCTCGGTCGGTGCTTCTGCTTCGCAGAGGTTGCCACTGGCAACCCGCACCCCTTTTGTTGTAACCATATTAACTCTAAACGGAGGAGATAGCAAGTGGCTAAATCTACAGAAAATGAGGTCAAAAGATTGTGTAGAATACACTCTTGCAATTCTTGCGATTGTATGGTAACATATCGTACAATGGAGGAGGTTTCGCCTTATTTTTTCGCCTCGGATACGGTCTGGAAACTGTCGATTTCAGGAATCAGAGCAAGGGAAGAACCGTTTTCCCACCGCATATGAATGCTGCCCGCATCGTCAATATGCGTGACCTCGCCGACTGTTCCGGGAAGAACCGGATATGTTTCATTTCGCATAGAAATCAGCTGTAATTTCGTTCCGACAGGGTACTTTTTTCGCAGCTGTTCCAGATATGATTCACTCGGAAACTGCATCAGTATCACCAACCTTTCTGAATGCGGAATTGCCGGACAGATGCCGAAGAATGACCTTTCTTGCCGCCTTGAATTCTGCACCCACCATTCCCAGACGAATCAGGAAACACCGCATGGTATACTTGGGATTGTCGGAGGTGTCCGGCTTGCGGTTGATGCGGCTCTG